ACCCCCGCCCGCCCCGCCAGTTCCGGCGCCCGTTCCAGCCTGGTGTCCACCGCCGCCACCGCCTGCTCCGACCGGCACGTTGCCACCGATCGAAGTTGTCTCGAACGGTTGTGTGTTGAACGTTGCCGACGTAGCGTTACCGCCGTTGGCTCCCGTGGCCGCACCAGCGGCACCCGGGGCCGCAGTCGGGCTTTCCCAGAACTGACCGAAGTTCGCGCCCGAGGTCCCACCACCACCGAGCCCACCAGCCGCGATGGCTGCAGCACCGCCACCCCCACCACCGCACGCGCAGAGGCTGAACTGGCCGTGATAGGCAGTCGAGGTCGGTGCACCTCCGGCGTCTCCAGCTCCGCTATTGCCGAGTCCGCCTGCGAAGCCACACCCGACCATCGAGATGGTTGCGTCGTTGGCCCCGGTGCATCCGAGGTACCCACACCGGATCTGGAGACAGGCCGGTGACGCGGCGAGCGCGCCGGGCGTCATTGCAACGTCGCCGCCGGTCGTAGCGATGATGAGCGCGAGACAGTCGTAGGTCTCGTTCAGCTCAGCCTCGGAGAACGAGTCCGAGGTATCGACGGTCCACACGCCCTCGTCGCTCACGGTCCCGAACGGGGGCGTCATCGTGATGTCGTTCGCGCCCCACATCGGATCGACCGGCACCCACCGGGTCTTCGACGCAGCGTCTCGCGTCGTAATCGTCGCTCGGTGGTACTCGATGCGCCCCGATACGCAGTAGAGAAGGTCGCCCACGCGCGGGGTCAGCGACGCGATCTCCGCGTAGGTGTCCACGGTCCATCGGGTGATCGAACCAAGCCGCTGTGATCGGATTGCCATCAGATTCTCCTCGCGAGGGTCACGCCTGCCGCGCCTGCTCCACCGTCGCCACCGTCGTAATCACCACCACCATCACCACCGGTCCCACCACCAGATGCGGCAGCCGACAATGACAACGCCCCGACGCCACTGAGTTGCCGGTACAACACGACAACGGACCCGCCGCTACCGCCGCCACCACCACCGGCACCAACAATACCCGCCGCTTGACCCCCGTTGCCCGCAGCACCAGCGTCGGCCGTAAGCACGAGATTCGCCGCTAACGCGATCGAACCGGTTTGAATACGAAGCGCCCCACCTCCAGCTCCACCCTCACCTCCCGTGCCATTCGTTAGGCTATAACGCGCCCCACCGCCACCGCCACCTCCAGAGCCGACGGGGAACGTATCGCCCATGTTCAGGTGTTGCAAAACCACGCTTTTAAGTGGTCGAGCCAATCCGGCGTTGCCGTCACCACCTGGGTTCGTGTCAGCACCGGCACCTCCAGTCCCGGCAAACGTTGGAGTGGCAAGCCCGAACGACTCGCAAGCCGTGGCAATGAAGAGTGTCGTGTCACCACCGTCGCCTCCGGTCGTCATCGTCTATGCTCCTCCGCTATGGTAAACACCACCGCCACCGCCGCCCCCCTGACTCGCGATCATAATCTGCCCGTGATAGGCACTCGTAACATTGCCGGTGTTGCCCCCGTCGACGAGACCAATGCCTGCGGCACCACCCTCGAACCCGTTCTCATTCAGCGAGATGGTCGCGGTGTTTGCGGCAGTCACGGCCAGATAAACGCACCTGAACACGACGCAGTGAGGGGGCGACGCGGCAGCCGGAGGACTGATGACGATCGCCCCACCGCTAGTGTTGAACACGAGCCCGAGGCAATCCCACTGCTGGTCGAGTTCGGCCTCCGTGAGCGTGTCGTCTGCCGACACGGTGACAATACCTTCGTCATCGATCGTGCCGAAAGGAAACGCGGAGCGGTCGTTGGCCCCGAAGTGCAGCGGCAGCTCGGGAATCCATCGGGTCTTGCTCGCAGCTTCCCGCGTCGTAACGGTCTGCCTGCTCAGCCAGCACGCACCGTCCCGGTACCAGCATCGATCGCCGACCTTGGCCTGCGTCGAGGCCCCGGTCAGCGTCACGAGGTCGGCCCAGTCCGTGGCGAACCACGTGCGTCGGCCACCGATGAGGGTCAGGACTGTCATGATCAGGAATCCTCGATGATGCCGATGCGAAGTCGAACGGTGATGTCGCCCGGGTACAGGCTGGCCTGAGCCTGGAACTGGATCGTGAGACCGGAGATGACGGCTCGTACACCGAACCCGATCGAGGCACCACCGTCGTCCCCATCGTCACCAGCGATGAGCGACATAACCGAGGTCGTTGTGGCGGCCGCCTCCCCGATGAAGTGCGCGTCGGCACCGTCGCAGATGCAAGCGCACTTGTACCGGGCATAGGCCCCATCGATCGTGCCGGCATCGCGTGCTACCGCTCCGATCGTGAAGCTCGTGACCTTCGAGGCATCCATCGTGTAGACGGCACCGATGTTGGTCCAGTTCGCGTCGGTGAGTGTACCAGTGCGAGTGATGACTTCGTCGTAGATGCCACCCCCGCCGGCCGCCGCTGCGACAGAGGCGATCTGACTCGTGCGTGTGCTCTCCTCATCGGACAAGCGCGTGGTCAACGACACGTCGGCCGATGACGCTTGGCTCTCCAACGACGTGTCGCGGGACAACGACGAAGCCGCCACCGATGCGTTCCTGCTGATCGACTCACTCGACACGGCCGAGTCAGCGCTCGCACGCGTGCTCCCTTCCGAGCTGACCGTCGATGCAACCGATGCGTCGGCGCTCGCTCGCGTGCTCCCTTCCGAACTCACCGTCGACTCGACCGATGCAACCTCACTCTCGGTCGAGCTGTGCGTGTGCTCGTCGATCGTGTTGAGTGCCTTCTGCACCGTATCGTCGGCCGTGCTCAAGATCTTGTCGAACGCGCTCGTGTCGGTTGAGATTGCGCTTGCAGCGCCCGACGACGCGCCGGCCCGGATGATCGCGTTGATCTTCGACAGCCACTTGTAGGTCGCGTGCTGCTCGGTGGTCTCGTCGAGCGCAAGCAACCTTCGACTGCCAGCGGTCAGCACGTGCACGGCCAGCGCTGCAACCACAGACGAGGTCGACGACGGGTTCGTGGTCACCTCAATGCAGCACACGCTCGCGTAGGCCGGCATCTGAAACACAGCGGTCCTGGTCACCTGGTCGATCGTGACGGTCGGCACACCGGCCGCCATCACGACCTCGTCCGCGCGCGGGATCGTCGCGTTGATCGTAGCGACCCCAGCCGTGCTCTCCAGCTCGACCTTGATCCAAGCACTGGCCGCCACGTCAACGCATGCACCATACGCGGCCCACGTCCACGGTCCGGTCGAACCGACGATCGAGTATCCGATTCTGAAGTTGGCGCTTGCCATGGTTACGCTTTCCCGAACCCACCAAAGGTGAGCATCGACTTGACCGAGTTGAGCGCCGTGCCCGACCCGCCCAACGTTGCCGAACCGAGCGCATCGAGGAACAACTTGTTGACGAGCCCCGCGCCGTACATCTGCACGAACGCGTCGCCACCGTTCGCGTGTCCGCTCCCACCGTGCCACACGCCAACGCCGGAGTCGCTGTCGATGTGCCGCACGTAGGTCTGCGCTGTCTTCTCCAGTAGCGCGACCGTGCTGGCCCAATCGGTCGCACGCGGTACCGCTGCCAGGTTGCCACCGTGATCCTTGATCGCGTGGTAGGCCGGCGACGCCTTCGTGTTGGTCGTGCTGTCCATGTTCTGCGTGTGCGCGCTCACGCACTTCGCCATGTCGTTGACCGCCGTCATCAGCGACGCTTGATCGAACGCGGTCAACGTCTCGATCGTGTTGTCGCTGTCGGCGGCGGCATGGTACGCGGCCCCGCTTCCAAGCTCTCCGAGGTGATGGTCGTAGGCTGCAACGCACGATGCGAGGTACGCCGCGATCGTCGTGTTCCATTCGGTCGTGGCCGGTGCGCTCCAGTGCGGCATCCGCGAAGCCGCAATCGCGTCGCCGGGTGTGTTGTGCCCCGTTGTGGTGTGGAGCACGCGATGGTTCCCGAAGTCGGCGCGAAGCTCCACGAGCCGATTCATGGCGGCCACAACGGTTGCAGCAGCACCGCTTGTGATCACGTTCGTGACGTCGGCGCCGTGCGGGTGCGTTGCGGCACCGAGCCCGATGTGCGTGTTGTACTTGGTGCAGAACGTGTTGACGTACGCGATGAAGGTCGCGTCATCGGTCGGCACCGCCACCGCACCCATCAAGTTCGCCGCGTCAGCCGCGCCGTGGATCCCGTTGGTCGTGTAGCCGATGTGCTTGTTGAACGCGACCAAGAGCAGGTAGTGCAGCGAATACGGGCTGTAGATGAACTCGCTTGGACCAGCCACACCGACGACATCGACCTGCTCCGTGTACCCATACCCACCGATGCGTGCGAGCTGCGCCAGTAGCTCGGTACCCTCCATTGCGACCCGCGCGATATCACTCGACGGGTTCGTGATGACAGGGCATCGGTTGCGGTCGGCCCACCACGTCAGCACGCCATCGGTGCTGCCACCACGATGGGCCCATGCACGAAGGATCGCCGTGTGCGGTGCCAACCCGATCGTGCGCTTCATCGCCATCCCAACGTAGACGATCTCGGTCTCGGTGGTCACCGTGGACCACTCCTCGATCGGGTGCAGCGAGGTCGACCCATCGCCGTCGTAGTGCGGGATGTAGCTGATACAAATCTCTTCGACCGCTTCGAGCGTGTAAGCACCATCGACGTCAGGTGCGAACCGGCACCCATCGTGCGGAGCTGCATCGAGCCAGTTCTCGGGCAGCTCGTCATCGACCCACAGCTCGGCCGCACTCGTGTTCGGAGCGGCAGTCACACGCCACCGGACCCGGTTGCCCGCCGTGAGTCCTTCCACGCGCATGCTCACGACGTCCCCGACCATGGGGTACTTGATGTCTTGTGAGATCGTTCCGCTGATCGCCATCACATCACCCGGGGTAGTTCGCAGTGACCGTCATGGTGGTCGTGAAGCTGTAGAACTTGAGATCGACAGCCGAGTTCACACCCGTCTCACCAGTGAGAATCAAGCGGTACAGCGTGCCCGGTACGATCGCGACAGACAGCCCGATCTTCGTGATGCTGTGAAGCACTTGATACGCGGCCGGATCTGCGGGGTCCGTGTCAAACGTTGTCGCAATGATCGTGGTCGAACTCACGCCCGGTACCTCGGCAACGAGCGTCATCGAAGGCATCGTACCAGGGAGACCAGCGTGCCCGCCCGCCCCCATGAGCTGCACCGAAAACTCGGTGAGCGTGCCGATTGCAGGTCGCATGTTGAATACCTTCGACGCACTCCCCGCCGATGCCACATCGGTCTGCTGGAGCGCAATCGCAGTGGTGTACACCGAGAAGCGAGTGCCGATCAGAAAGTCATGCACGGGATACACACGCACGATCGAACTGGCCGCGTGCTCCGTGAACGGCTCATCAAATTCGATGTCACCCGCGATCGGCTCCAGTTGAAGCTTCCCACCCGCGATGATGATCGGTGCCGATGGGTTGTAGCTACCACCCGCATGACCATCCACGGCGTAGGACTGGTTCGCGTCGATGATGTTGGCTTCCGCCGACGTCATCATCTCGTGCATTGCGTATCCGATTGCCTTCGCGCGTGAGAACGTCATGGTTGCCTCTCAGACTGAGAACACCGCAACATCAAGGTTCGGTTGGTCAAGGTAGAAGCCAAACAGTCCCGCGTTGGTTCCGTAGTCCTGGGTCTGCGAGAACGAGAAGCGGGTCCATGCCGGCAACAGTTCGTCGAGCGCTTCCGTGCACGCACTGACCCGCTGGTCGATCTCATCCTGCGTCGAGGTCGCGCTCACGACATACTCGACCACCACGGTCGCGACCGTCGAGTACCAGAACAGATCCGCCGTATGCGTGCCGGCCGGCCAGAACATCACGGCGTCAGCCTTGTCGATGAAGTGCAGCGCGGTGTCCCACGGTGCGAACGCATCTTCCACGAGACGATCGATGTCACCCCGTTGGATCAACGTGTTGCGGAGCTGCCTCGATGCGATGGCCCTGCGCCGGTCGTACCACGTGGCTTGATACGGCGGCGTGATTGCCAAGATGGTCTCCCACCGCACCACCATCTCCGTGCTGAGCTTCATCGGGTCGATCTGGTTCAACCGTCGATCGATGAACCGATCCGCCGCCGCAATCAACCGAGCCGCCGCGATGTCGTCCGCAACGTTGACCTTGCCCGATTCGTTCGCGAGCAAGCCTGGTACGTTGGCGCGGATCTCATCGTAGATGCGCTGGCATCGCGCATGCGAACCGCCACCGAGACGAAGCGGAAACGGAGATTGCCACGCGCCAACGTTTGCCATCACGCACCCCACGCTGTGAAGTCGTAGTCGGCTGCAACACCAGCATGCGTGTACGTGTAGACCCGCAGCACGTTCGCCGCCGTGATCACGACAGCAATGCACCCTGCCGCCGCTTCGTTGATCGAACCACCCGCGAGCTGGAAGTTCACGTTGCTCGTGACCCGCTTGGCCGGCGTCGGGTTGAGATCGTCGTAGCTGGCTGCCCACGTGATGGTGTAGTCGCCGGCACCGTTGCGGGTCAGCGTAGGCTTCACCGCAACCGTGTTACCCCACACGGCCCTGTGCGCAATGATCGCTTCGCCACCGGCACCGTCCGCATCCACTTGAACCGCAGCCCGCGCGATGGTCTGCGAGACACCCGAGAGGTCCACGCAGATCCGCTCGACCACGGCGGCCTTCACGTCCGTTTCGGGATCGGCCTGGTACGAGTAGTCCTCGTAAGGTAGCTCGAAGTCAACGGTCGGGTCATCGATGTCAGGCAGTCCCATGGGTCACCTCACCTCTGGTAGAAGCCTAGCTTTCCAAGTCGGATGCAGTAGGGCGCGGTCCCTGTCGTCGCGTCGGTCGGACACGCGATCGGGAGCGCCGTGAAGGTCGTGGGCGTCGCATCGAACCCGCGATAGAACTCGACGTGCCAAATCTCGCTGTGTGCCGTGCTCAGGTAGTCCGTGGTCTTGCTCGTGATGTCGCACGGCCACGACTCTTGCACCTTCGGCCTGCGGTAGCTGCGCGGGAGCTTGGTCACGTCGGTGGTCTTCTGCCCCGGACCCAACGTTCCGATCCGTTGCGCAAGCGTCTCGGCGTAGTCGTCGATGTGCTCGCACAACGGCACGACCCAATCGTTCGCGCTCAGGTCAGCCGGATCGAGCGGCTCGTACAGGTTGATCGTGTACGGTCCTGCACCCGAGTGCGATGCAATCTGGGCGTGCAAGAACTTCTTCGCCGTCACGGACCAGACCGCGATGTGTGCATCGTCGACCGGCTCGATATCGCTGGTCACCGACAACACGCGCCCGTTCGATGGGGCCGCGCTCAAGCGTGGTGCGTACGGGCTCGCCGCGTTGAGTGTGGTCGGCCACCTATCTGCGGCCGCATCGACCCATCCGCCGCCGGTGCCACCCACGCTCTTGGGCTCGGGCAAGTCGAGCTTGATGATCAAGTCCACATCCCAATCGTTCACGGTCGTGAACGTGAAGTCGGCGTGTTCGGGATGCCCGGCCACGACTGACTGGGAAGCGGCAAGTCGGATCACCGGGTTCGCTTCCCGCGTGTACGCGTCTTCCTGCACGGCCGCGATCGTGATCGCAACGTGAACCGTCGAAGGTCCGTACACGCCAGGGTAGACGAACGCTTTCTCGATCGAAGCCGAACCAGCTTCGGCGTCCGCTGCAATGTGCGCCCAATTGCCACCACGTGGCGGATGCCGCTTGCGTTCGATCCACTTGTTCTGGAGCGTTGTGTCGGTGTCTGCGTTGGTGCCGTTCGTGAGCCCGCTCGTGTCGACAATCGCTTCGAGCCCGGACCCAACCGGCGGCGACGTCCATTGCACCACCGTGCCGGCCGCCTTGATCGTGCGTGTCCCGACGTCGACACCAACAATCGGAACGGGGTCGCCATCGTTCGCAACCGTCGTGGTCGCCACCTTGTAGCGGAGCCCATCGGCAGTCTTGCACTCGTCATCCTTCGCATACGTGGTACCACCCGCACACGACACAACCACGAAGCCGCTCGCGCCCGAACCGAGATCGATCGTGATGCCTTCGTTCTCGCACAAGCGCTTGATGTCGTCGCCCGTGGCGGCATCACCCATCTGAGCGTCCTGCACCGAACACTCACGCGCCATCACGAGCTGCACGGCGGCCGCCACAGCTTGTCCTCGGATGTAGCTCTCGCTTCCCGCCGCAACGTTGGGGCTCGTGATGCCGGCTCGGATCTTGAGCCGTCGCACGTCGGCCGTGTAGCGGTCGCGTAGCTCATCGATGCTCGGGACTGTCAGCTTCGTGATCGCCATCTCATCCACCGATCGGGAGCTTGATCTGTTGCTCCGTGTTGGTTCGCATGTCTCGCCACGTCACGAGACCATACAGCGTGGTGCCCTCGACCTCGACGAACACATCGACCAGCTCGGCAATGCCGCTGCTCGTGAGCGGTGCCATGACCCGTGATGCCTCCGCGCGCATCTGACTCAGCACGGTATCGCCCAGCTTGGTCGGCCATCGCACGCCGGCTTCGTGATCAACCGCGATCTCACCCACCCTGGTGCCGAACGCGATCTGCACGCACTGGGCAGCATCGCTCATGCCTTCCTCGTTGCCGTATGCATCGAGCGTCACGTCGCGGATCGACCCGTCGATGTTCACGCTCGACACCGCGCCCGTCGTGGAACGCTGGTAGCCCGCCGCTGCAAGCGCGGGACTGCTCACCAACACGCCGATGCCGGCACCACTCCCAGCCGCTGGGTCACTACCGAAGCCCATCGGGTCCTCCTCGGACGGGAGATCGATCTCCCGTGTTGCTCACCCGAACCGTTCCACGACGGCCACCCGAACGTGGCCCGCTCCGGGTCAAGGATGCCCCTAGAATGCATCGGCGGTCCTCGGCATAGGGAATCACACCGGGAAGCATCATGCGCCGTCTAGAGGGCACGGGGGCAAGCTCGGCCATGGGATCTGTGGGATCGGAAGATCCAGCGACAGACCCGGCCACGGGATCGGCGGGATCACGATGACCAAGTTCCAATCGGGCAGCTCCAACACAGGGATCGATGGTAGCTGAGGGATCGGAATGTCGAGCGACAACCCCGGGATCGGGATCGGCGGTATCGCGATCGTGATGCCGAACTCGGGTAGCTCCAACCACGGGATCGATGGGATCTGTGGGATCGGAAGATCCAACGATAACCCGGGCCACGGGATCGGCGGCAGCGCCGGAAACTTGCAAAGTGTCATCGCGGTGCTCCATCACTACACCCACACGTTCGCGATCGGGATCGCGCCGTCCATGATCAACGGGGTGCCCGCACCCACGTGCAACTTGTTCGCCCCAACCTCCTGACAGAACGTCGGCGCGATGACCTGCACCAACACGCCGCTTGAGATCGTCACGGGCGCCGTGTCGTGGCGCAGGATGAGTCCCGTCTTGGTCGCTTCGATGTATGCGCCGCCAGGTTGAATCACCTTGATCTCATCATCCTTCGTGATCGTGATCACAAGGTTCTCGCCCGATGCGGTCGTCTTGAGAAACGTGGTCGACCCGTCCTTGTTCAGCCGCAACACTTGCTTCCCAACCGAGTACAGACCCACGTCGCCATCGGCAAGCATCCCATACACGGTGGCCGTCTCCACCACGCGCGATGCGATCGACACCACGAAGCGACCCAGCCTAAGCACGAACGCCTCCGCGCCGGGCGGCGGCTTGCTCACAAATCCGTATGGCGTCCACGCTTCCACGTCCTCGCTCTCGGTCTCGGCCGGCGCACCCTCATCATCAGGCAACGGAGTCGGCGACCGCACCACGAAGCCCACCACGTTGCGGGCCGTCCCGATCATGGTCGTGCGAACGATCTCCAGCACGTCGAACATGGACGCGAACTCAGTCATAGCTTGTCGTCCTCCGCAAACACGATCGAGTAAAGGTTCACCAGCTTGAGCTTCGTGGTCGTCTCCGATGCGTTGCGGCTCCACGTGCAGCTCGAAGCGTACATGTCCGCATCGAGACTCTCGACCTCATCGTGCACATGCGCCACGGTGTCCATCGCGTAGTAGGCATCGGTCAGCGTGTCCTTGTGGCCCTTCAACGTGACCTCGTACACGAACTCGTTCTGCTTGTGCCGGCTCATCTCCTGCACCGCGATGTTCGTTGCCTCCTCGGGCGTGGTCACTTCATCATGCTTGACGTAGCTGGGAGCCCACAGCTTCCACGTGTCGTCAACGGCGCGTGCTTGCACCACGCTGCTCTTGTCGCCCTTCTTGCCACCCTTGCCGGTCACGAACACATGCGACGGCACGTTGGTCTTGTCACGTCGCACCCGCACGTGCCGCACCATCGACTCGGTGTCCCCGAACCCACGCTGAACCGTGTAGCTCGGGGCTTGCTCGTAGTTCGGCTTTCCGATCACGATACCGCCATCGGTGGTGCCCCACATCCACAGTCCGTTGCGACGCAGAAGCCGGATCAGAAACTCGAACGCGCCTTCGCCAGCTTGCGGCTGCAACTGTTCGATCTGCTTGGCAGTGCTGATCGGCTTGCCCTTCTTGCTGGTCTTGCGGGTCAACACCTTCCGGTTCGCTTCGTTGTCGTAGTAGAGAGTGGGCACGTTCGAGCGATAGACCTGCAACAGAACCTTCTCGACCGCTTGCGCGATCGTAAGATCCTTGATCACCGTGTTGGGATGCACGTTTGCCTTGACCAGCGGCTTCATGTGGTCGCGTCCGCTGATCGAAGTGCGGAACCCACCCGCGTCCGAATCGGTATCGATCGAGTCGATCCAACCCATCATGATCTGCACGCCATCGAGGTACACTTGCACCTTCGATTGTGGTTCAATGACGCCACTGTACTTGCGCCACTTCGTCAACCCGCCCAGCTCGATCGACCAACCAGCACAGGGCGTCATCAGCTCGGTCGTGATCGTGTACGACTCGATCCCATCGATCGTGACACCACCCTCGCACACGACTTGGACCTCGTGCCACATCAAGCACCACCCTCGTAGACCAACACGGTCTGGTTCGCGAGCACGGTGCCGCTCCGTCCCGATGCCGGGTTGAGTGAGTAGAACGCGCCAGTAGCGAGCCCGAAGTGAGCGCTCGCCTCCGCAACGGTGCGCTCCTTGTCGTTGATCTTCTGCACGATGCGCTTGCCGCTCCCGCTGACCGTGAGTGACTTCGTGAGCTGCTCCATCGATGCCACGATCGATGCACCCGCCGCATACATCGCGGACGCGTTCGGGTCCGTCAACGAACCCACCATGTCAAGGATCCCGTTGACCCCATCGATCACGCGCTGCACTTCCGCAAGCGCGCTCGCCACTTCAAGCTCGGCGAGCAACTTCAGCGAAGCCACCTTCGCGAGCTGTTCGGCCAACGTGAGACCGCTCGGGTCCTCGTACACGATCGGCGGGTCCGCTTCGAGAAACATGACCGCCATGTCGAGTGCGAGTTGCTGTGCATCGACCACGGACGGCGCGGCCTTCTCCAACGTGAGCCCGTTCTCGTTGGTCTCGATGAACGTCACTTGCAGGTCGCAACCGTCGCGCTTCTCGGCGACCCAATCGAACGACCAGTCCCCCACCTGGCAGTCGATGAGTCCGAACTCGGGGTGTTGGAGCTTGCCCACGTCCGGGTTCAGCAGCGCTTTCAAGAACTGGCGGAACGTGCGTGGGTACAGCTCGCTGTAGCCAAGGATCAACCGGCGGAACGGGATCGTGAAGCTGTGCTTAGCACTCTTGCGCCCACCGTTCTCCACGTCGGACGCCGGTACGTTGTACTGCTCATGTTCGGCGAGCCGGTTGCCGCATGATGTACCCATGCGGATACATGGCACCTCGATGCCTCGCCACGTGAGCGGGAGCAGTTGCGCAAGTACTTCCCAATCTTGAATCATGGGTCCGTCCCAACCTTGTTCGCGGGCGTCGTGCTGTTCGAGGGCTTCCCGCCGCTCCGATCGATCGAACTCTTGAGGTTGTTGAGCGAATTGATCAACGCGGTGTTCTGCGCGATCGTCTTCTTCGCGTCCTCCTTGTCCATGCCCTGCTGGCCCACCGTCAACCGCTTGAACGTCTCGAACATCGCAACCGGTGAATAGGCCGATCCGACCGCAAGCGAACCGGAGATCTCACTCGCGTTGAGCGCCTTCTTCGCAGCGGTGCGTTCAGCTTCGAGTTTCTTGACCGTCTCGGGATCATATTGCTGTCCGGTCCATTGCGTTTCGGCAATGCGTCGCGTGCTCATCGATGTGCGAACGGCAGCGGCACCAGCCTTGCCGATCTCCTCGCCTTCCGCCGCCGCCGCATCGATGATGCTTTTGCCAGTCAACCACACCGTGGCCGCCACCATCGTGATGCCTGCGAGTGAACCAAGCGCACCCGCGATGCCACCCTTGCCGACGCCTTGGAACGCGGTCACGAACCCTTGCTTGATCACTTCGCTAATGCCCGCCTTCATGATCTCGTTCCCCATCGACAACGCGACCGCCGCGCCGACGCCCTTGATCGGGTTCTCGCCCAGCCACACCACGAGCTTGCCGAACTTCTCAGCCAGGCTCACAACGGTTGGGATCAACTTCGTGAGCTGCGGCAACAGTTCGGCCATCTTCGCCTTGAACTGTTCTTCGGCCCGCGCAAGCTCGTTCATGCGTGCAACCTGTTCGTACTCCTTCTGACTCTGTTCCTTGGTCTGATCGAACGGACGCGAGGTCTCCTCGACCCGCGCACGGATCGCATCGGCCCCCTTGATCACCATGGGCGAGTAGGGATCCTTGTATCCGCTACGGTACGTCTCGGCCAGGTTCGTTGCGATCTCGTTCGAGCGGCCCGTGAAGATCGCCGAGTAGGCACTGGCCTTCAAGTCCGCATCACTCATCTTTGCTCTCTGACCCGGTGAGATGCCCGGCAACTTGATACTGCGTGCGGCCCCGCCTTCGATCGCGGCAACGGTCTCAGCCATCAGGTCAGATGGGTTCCTCATCTTGCCCGTGGTCGGATCGTTCACAGCAACGCCCATCTGACCCAGCATGGAGATCTTCGGACCTTGCGTGAACTCGCGCATCATGTCGATCACGACGGTCCGCGCGCCCTCTTTTCCGATCGCGGTCTGCGACGCAATCTGGGTCAACCCGCCGATGTCTTGTAGCATGCGGGTGCCTGACCCGAACTTCGAGCCAACACCACCGAGCCGACCAAGCTCGTCAGCGAAATCCTTGAACTCGATCGCGCCCGCTTTGCCTTGCGCGATCAACGACCGCACGAGACCTTGGATGTCATCGCCAGGTTCGACGCCAGCGTTGAATGCGGCCGCGACGACGCCGCCCATGTCTTCCATGCTGATGCCCGCACCGATCGCAAGCTTGGTCAGCTCCATCAAGTCGCCTTGCAGCTTCTCGATGCCCTTCGCACCGCCGGCCCGCGCACCCACGATCTCCATCGCGCCCATGATGTCTTCGGCCGGCATGCCCGTCGCCATCGCAGGAGCACGAGCCATCTTGATCAACTCTTCCGGTGTGCGTGCTGTCGACCCGGGGAGCCCCGGCATCTGAGTCATGTTCGAAAGCAACGCGGCGCGCTTGTTCAATTGAAACGCGCTCATTACACCACCACCGACCATCGCGACACCAACACCGGCACCAAGCATGCCAGCCGCGCCACTCACGGATCCATACACGTTGCCAACGGCACGGTTGCCCATTGCGCCCAACGCACCAGTACGTCGACCCAGCTTGGTTTCTTCCGCCTTGGCCGCGCGTGCTTGGATGTTCGCTAGCTTCCTGGCATCCGCTGCCGCTTTCTTGTCCGCATGATCGCGCGCACGTTCGATCTGTTTGACGGCTTTCTCGACCTCACGCGCGGCTCGCTTCGCCTCGTTGATCTCAGCGGTGGCCGCACGCTTCGCATGCTGTCCGGCCATCGTAGCGCTGCGTGCCTTGATCGCATCGAGACGACGCGCCTCCCGATCGACCGCGCTCGCCGCTGACTTGGTCCCCGTCGTCGACGCAGTGGCGGCAGCACGAGCGGCCCTCGTCGCACTCGACGCTTGGGCCCGCCCGAAGTCGTTGATCTTCTTCGTGAGCGACGCAAAGACCGCCTCGACTTCCTTCGCACCAGCAGTGGCGAACTTGACTACGACGGGCGCTGGCATGGGCTACTCCTCAACCACCTTCCCCGAAGTACTCGGGGTGACGGCCGCACCAGCGGTTGAAGCCGTACCAGAGGAGGATTCGCCAGTCCGCGACGTGCGAATCAGGCTCGCCAAAGAAACGACCAGGGCTACGAGCTGTCCTCGCGAACAAAGCTCGAAAGGGTAGTGGTCGGCACCCTCCGCGAGTACCTCGATCCACTCATCCACTTCGTCCCCGGTCAGCATGCGGAACAGCGGACCGTGTGTCTGCTGGAACGCGCTGTACGCCTCGTACAGGTGCACGCACTCGTCATCGCTGAGGTGATGCCGGATCTCATCGGGCGATCGGAACAACGGTTTCGAGAGGTCATCGTTCTCACGAAGTGAACGATACAGCACCTCGACGAACAGTGCGCTCTGGTAGTTCTCGTTCCACGCGAACTGGTTCGGCTTCTCCTTGTTGGGTCGCTCCATCAACGCCGTCGCGTACCGCTCCGCATCGGAACGGCACAGGTCAACCTCGTGCTGCATGAGCACCCACAACGCGAACTTGCCGATCGGCTGTTCGTCGTCGTCGTTGCGCGGGAATGGTAAGTCGCGCTTGTTCGGGCGCGGCATCTGTTGGAGCCGCGCCACAAGCTCGCCCGGGTGCACGTCAGCCGGTGGCGCGTTCGGGCTCTTCTGTTCTCGTTGCTGCTGTCTGATCCACGGTGGTGCCATCTTCCATACCCTCCTCCGATGATGGGAGATCGATCTCCCGTGGATGGTGGCGGGTCAGTGCATCCGACCCGCCTTGTGCACGACCTAGACCTCGGGCTCGCCAGCCTGAATCGTGATCGTGCCTGTAACGCCATCCACACCGATCTTCTCGCCCACGGTCTTGATGAATCCCTTGACCGAGATACTTGACGCGCCTCGGTACCCAAGCACCTCGATCGCCTTCCGCTCCTTCGCCCACTTGTGATAGGAAATCTCGAAGCCGGTTCGAGGCACCGCGCTCGTGATGCTCACAGCGGTCGTGCCCGCGCCGGGTGTGATGCCAGCGAAGCCGAGCGCGAGCGTGTTGACCGGGTTGTCGTTCGTGTCGAAGTCGATCGAAAACTCTACCGCCTGCATCACGATGATGCCTTCGACGAACAGAGTCCCCTTCGCGTAAAGTTCAGTCGCCATGTGTCGTTCCCTTCATGCCCTCGTCAAGGTGTTCTCTGTTCGTGCGCGGACCTAGCCCGTGCTGACCTCGTTGACCAAGAACTGAACCTGGTGCCGAAGCGGTGTCACGTTGATCGGGATGCGCGCGTTGATCCGCGTCGTCACGGTCGGGTCGATGCCCGTCGCGCACGATGCGATCGAGCCCGTCTCACCATCGACGTTCACGAGCAACCCACGGTCGCGGTAGTCACGCAACACGGGCGTGATAACGGTATCCTTGAGCCGGGTCGGCGTGCAGATGTTGGCGGGGTACGGGCGCACCCCCTCGGGCTCGTTGTCGGCCACCTTCGCACGGGCCCACACGCTGGCGTCGCGGGCTGCAAGGTCGGCGGCGAAGCGGTAGCTGACCGTCACCTTCGACGTGTCGCGGATGCGCGGGTCCGCGCCGGCCGCCGTGCAACTCATCACGAGGTACGCCTTGTTCTGGTTGTCGACCGCGATCGGCGACAGACCCACCGACAGCGCCGTGTTCACGTTCGCCTGCGTCGGCTGGTCCGCTTGCGAATACTGCGGCTTCAGGAAGAACACATCGTTGACGCCGGGTCCGTACCCGTCGTAGCTGACACCTGGGTCGGCTCCCGTCTCCAGGTTGTAGCGCACGCCCGCGTTGTGAGCCGCGATCGCGAAGGGCATCTCCTCGCTGTTCTTGTGCCACCAGATCTGGTTTTGCGCCTTGTTGTAGGCGGTGACCAGCGTGGTCGCGTTCGAGAGTGAATCGGCACTGGCTGCGATCAATGCGGTCTGCCTGATGCCCGTGGCGGGCAACGCTTGCGTGAGAACCTGCGCACTCACAGCGGCGAGGCGCGTGTCGCTCCCAGCGGTCGGGTTGATGCACGGCACGATGTAGTCGTACTTGGTCGCGAGGATCGTCGCGAGCGCGGTCGTGTAGACCTCATCGGTTGCGCCCGATGCAAGCACGGCACCCGACGCCGCCATGGTGGTAGCGACACCGCTCGTGATCTTCACACGCATGCGGGCCCAGTTGCCGTTCGTGCCCTTGGTCCGATACGTGATGGTCACGACGCCAGCGTTGCGCGTCGCCGTAACGGGCCAATGAGTCTGATCGTTGATGGCGTCCTTCAACGCTTCGGCGATCACAGTATCGAACGCGTCTGCGTTCGCAAACGAGACCGAGATGGTCTCGCCGAACATGGTCAGCTCAGCAGAGCCCGACCCGGTCGCGTTGTTCGCGAACGTCACGGTGCCCGTTGCAGCCGTGCCGGCACTCTCCGCGATCCCGATCCCGTACACGTTGGCCGTCTTGCACACCTTCGTGAAGTAGCGCCACGCGACGTGAATGTCGGACCCGGTGCCGAACAGATCGATCACCTCGGCTTCGGTTCCAAGCGGGTACACTTGCGTGCCTGCGGTCGCGGTGCCCGCCGTCAGCTTCACACCCATCAACAGCACCTTCGGCTGCGACGGGTCGCCGAGCAACGTGCCCTGTGCGAACTGTACTTGGATCAATTGCTGCGGCACGAGCCAGTTCGTGCTGATGCCGGTGAGCGCCAATGCAAGCGTACCCATGGTCCCTTACTCCTTCTTGCCCTTTGCGGGAGCCGCCGGCATCGGCCGAAGCTCCGGGTATTCATCTCCGAACGTGGGATCGAACGGGACCCCACACGCAGCCGCCGTTACGGCATCGGCCGGCCACAACCCACCCTCAGCAATGCGCTCCCGATAGTACGCGCCCGCCTCGCGCTGCTGTGGATCGTCGTGGTCCGCACTCACCACCGCCGTCGGTGTGCGAAGCGGAACCCACGCCTCCACAGTGGTCGGCTCCGGTGTCCATTCGGTCGTGTCCCGAACGCGGACAGGTGCACCACGCGCCTCGACAGGGAGGGCTTCTATCGAAGGCGCATGGTGCACCTTCCTACCCACGAAGCTCAATCGCCCCGTGGTCTTCATCCTGGAATAGTCCGGCACCAGCACGGCGCCCTTCGCCAACACGTTGTAGCTCTGCGGTTTCATGTTGCCCTCTCGTGCTCCACGGGAGATCGATCTCCCGTGATCAAAGTTTGCCGAACGAGTCACGACACCACCCCGCTGATCTCAGTCGAGGTCGTCTCACCACCGGGTCCGTACGCGATCGCTTTCAGGTCGACATCACCCGCATCGGCTGCAACCAACGTGTGCGCGTGTGAGAACGTCGAAGCGCCGACCGTGCTCACTTCCTTCAAGAGCGTCCACACCCCACGCGTGACCCGCATGTAGACCTCGACCATGGTCGCGTAGCTGCACGTCCCGCTGATCGTGAGCGTCTGTCCGACCGACTTGGTGAAGCTTGCGACCGGTGCCGTGATCGCAACCACAGGCAACGGGCCGCCCGCGTAGAACTCAACCACATCGAGCTGCTCACTCACGCCGTCATCAAGCGCCACGGTGTAGTCGCCGAACGTGCGATCCGAGATGTCGGTGTCGTACAGCATCTCGCGTTCCTTCATCACCAGCGACATGTGCAGACCAACGTGGCGTTGCTGCCCGTCCATCTGCTCGAACACATCGCCTTCCTCAGCGTCGACCAACGCGAGCGAGTCGACCCCGATCGTTTCAAGCCAATTGTCGCCACCGGCCGTGTACGCCGCGTGCCCGTGCTCTTCAACGAACATGCGGCAGCACCGCATCACAGCAACGCGGATGTGACTCAGCCGCTCGATGAACTCCAGGCTCATGGGCGGCAGCGCATACACCAAGTTGATGTCGCACTCGTGATCATCGTACATCAGCGTGCGCTCACCGAACCGCGACTCACCACGCCACGCGATCAAGCATGGCCACCGCCACGTGCGCCGGGCCGTCTCAGGGATCGGCTCGACCGCGTAAGTCGCATTCACGATCTCACCACCACCGAACCCTTGTGCAGCAAGCGCCCACGCGGCCCCGAGCTGGTAGTCAAGCACCCACGCAAAGCCAGCCAGCATGCCTTGCAGCGTCGGGTCGCAGTTGCCGAGCAACGACACGGCCGCGCCTTGAACAGCAGGCGGGATCGTCGCGTTCGCGTACTGGTAGACCGTGCGGCTCATGGCGACCTCGTGATGGCGGCGTCGACTGCAACCTGCGTCGCAACCTGGAAGCGTCCGATCATGTGCTTGGCCGTCATATCAGAGAACAGCGCGCCACGCGTGCCAGGGTGCTTGACCTTGCGCGCGCCGACCACTTCACCGGGTCCATTCGGCGGACCCCAAAAGAACACCAGCAACGGGGCGCGCCGCGCCACGATGTCGTGTGGCTTGGTCGGCTGGTCAACGAAGAGCGCGTACTTCGCTTCAGCTCGCACGCTCGATGCGAACGAGAGGAACCCACGTCGCCGGACCGCACCCATCTTCATCGAACGAGTCAGCCGGCCGGTCCGATCGATGTAGCCGTTGTGCTTCATGAACTGGAGCGCAACCTCGGTGCTGTTCTTCCACGAGTTGAGCGCGCTCGAATCGATCTGTTGCTGCACGCGCTTCAAGCTGCGAAGCGCCTCACTGGTGCCGATGTTGACTTGAACGAACGCCATCAGTACGCGCTCCCGTCGTCGGTGTCGTCGTCGGTGTAGACGTCATCCCAGCCCCGCGCCGTGTCGCTCTCGACCAACACGCCCACGTACTGGTCCTCACGCGTGGCCGGCTCTGGCATCACGGGCTTGCCGTCCTTGAACGCGGTCAACATCTCCTTCGCGTCCGCGAACCGAGCCGACGCCGGGTTCTTCCCATCGCGCGTCGCGAACTCGGGTCTGTTGTCGTAGGCGTAGTAGACGAACAGATCCGCCGCGATGGTCTTGATCGCCGTCGGCACCGGGGTCAGCGGCACCGAGTAGATCGGCGAGAGCATCACGTCGATGCGCGCTTCGGCCTTCGTGATGCACGCCGTAACCTTGGCGGTCGAGATACCACCGGACCCATCCGGGCACAGCATCGCGAGCAGGTCGTTCCCCACTTGATCCGTGAGGTCACCTGTCGCCGCTGCAATCGTTCCACCCGTCTGGGTCAGGTAGTTTCCCATCGGTTCACCTCGGGCCCACTGAAGTGCCCTTCACGGCCCCGCGCCGGGGCTTCTCGAACGACTCCGCGAAGGGGACCACTTCGGGCTTGCGACCCTCGCGTGCCACCAGCGCCTCGTAGGACTCGCCGTTCTCAGCGTCCGCGATACTCACGACGGGCCCCTTGACCTCCTCGACCGAAAGGATGTCCACGAGGTCGTCCGTCTTCGCCAGCTCGAACGTGTCCTCGTAGCACTCCACCACACGGGAGCCATCCGCACGCTGGCACCACTTGAGCGCACGACGCACCGGGGCGCCCGTGCCGTTGTTGATGCGCACCCTCATCATCGGCTTGTCGGTCGGCTTGCCGTCCTTGTCCTTCAACATCTTGGGCTCGCCGGTCTCGTCATCAATGACGGGCTCCTTCTCGACCAGCTCATCGAACTTGGGGTCGCTCGCCTTGCGGAACAGCCGAAGCTGATGCGTCACTGAGGCGAGCCCGTTCTTCTTGTCGGCCACGGGCCACGGTGCGCCGCAACGCCACACGACGTGGAACTTCTCGCGCCGAACTGATCGTCCTGTCACTTCGAAAACCTTCATGGTGTCCTGCCCTCTCACGTTCGGAGGTTGGGCGCGATCGTGTGCCCCACCACGAAGCACACGACCAACGCCGACCTCACACTACCAACGCGAACACTCCCAGCGCAAGCTCACGACCAGCCAACGCTAGGCCGTGCACTTGTCGATGAGCTGCCACAGCGCGTAGCCGGCGGCCCCGCGTCCGTCGCATCCGACCTTGACCACGCGCTCGTTGAACACGTTCGAGTCGGTCGGCTTGTTCAGCACGTCGATCCGATTCGGGAGCCGACGCTGCTGGAAGATGAACGGCTTGACCGGCTTCGACGCGTCGGCCAGGTACCACGTCGAACTCGAATCGGTCTCCAACTCAGGGATGACCAACACTTCGGCGGTCCCACGCAAGATGTTGTCGTCGGCTGCCGTCGAACTCGCGTTCATCAGGTAGCCCGCGTTCACTGCCTTGACGATCCGAAGCCCGGTGAACTTGAGACTGGGCGGCACGATGAGCAGGTTCGGAACGATGTTCAGCGGCTTGCCGTCTTCGCCCTTGCGCGCGATCATGGTCTGGTACGTGGTTGCGTAGTTCGCAGCGGTGAGCGCGGTCGTGGCGTGCAGGTTGACCTGGACCGTGTCGGCGCTTCCCGCGACGACCAGCGGGTGGTCCGTGTCGAAGAAGTACTGTCCGTCGTAGCAGAGCTGTGTGCTGCCCGCGACGAGCGCGGTGTAGATGATGTCGTTGCCCCACAGGGCAGCGGCACGACCCATCTGCCGCAGACCGTCGTCGTAGATCCCGAGCTTGTCGTCCTCGAAGTCATCGACGTCGATCTCGAAGCCGTCCTCATACGGCTCGTTGACCAACGTGTAGTCGGCCATCGAGAGGTTGTGCAGGATCCTTGCGCCGACCCACTTGCGCATGCGAGGCATGAGCTTGAGCAGGTGGTAGATGTTGCTCTTGTCGGTGCTGGGTCGCGCGGACGCGAGCTGCATCCACCACAGGTCGGCTTGCGTGATCGCCTGGTAACCCTCTTGGAAGATGCGGTCGAAGCCAACACGCGCGGCAGCCAGTGTCGAACTCTGAAGAAACATGGTGTCGAATCCTTTCTCGATCTCTCGTCAGTCAATGTCCGACGGGAGATCGATCTCCCGTCCGTGTTGCCTATCAGGCGTCCAGCTTCTTGGTGTACTCGACCCACATGCGATGGATCAGGAGGTCATCGGTACCGAGCGTTCCGTCGGTCGGCTTGAAGGTCAGCGACACGCCCGAGCCTACGGCGGGCAGGTTCGCGAGCGCGAGAGTCAGAGACAGCGTGGTCAGTGTCTTCGCTGCGGCGTTGCCGACGAGTGCGTTGGTCGTCCCGCCGTAGTCGTCATCTGCGTCGTGCAGAGCGCCCGAGACTTGATTGAACGCCTCGACCGTGATCGTGGTGTCGTCTGCGTCCGTGTTGCCGCTCTTCGAACACTCGAACTTGAGGGTCATGTTCGCGGTCACGTCGGCATCGGCGGGGACCACGAAACCGCAGAGGTTCTTCGGCGGGGCCGCGTCGTTGTTGATGCGGTAGCAGACTGCCTTCGAGTCCGCGATCGTGACACCATCGGCGCCGCCGTTCGCGAACTTCGCCCGGTCTCCGTCAGCATCGTAGATGTCACCGAGCGCGATCTCGATGGTCCCCTTGAGATCGGGATCAAGCATGTTGGCCCACTCGGGAGCGGTCGCACCCGCGTTGACCGTCAGCACCTGATTCGCGGTCCCGATCACCAGCTTCGAAAGCGCGGTGGCTCCCGATGCATAGATGATGTCGCCGATCGCGTAGCTCGACAGGTTCGTGCCGCCGTTCGCCACGGACACCGCCGTGGAGAAGCAAGCGGACCCGTCGAGCTGCCCGCCCGAGTTCGCGGCCGCGTGCGCATGGTTCGCGTTCGTGAACCCGGTCGCCGCGATGGTCGGTGTGGTGAGCGTCTTGTTGGTCAAGTTCTCCGTGCCGGTCAGGGTCACGCCGTCGATGGCGGTCATGCCCAGTCCCACGAGCACGTAGACGCCGCCGGCATCGAGACCAACGATGCGGCCGGCTCGCACGCGTGTGGTGCTCCCGTCGGTCTTCGCCACGGTCTGATCATCGACCGCGTACGCGTAGCCCCACAGCTCCGTGATCGTGATCTCATCGGATGCCGCCGAGTTCGCCAGCTTGATCACGCCAGCGCTCACCTCGACCATGCTGTCACCAGCCACGGTCGACGTGTAGTTGCCACTTTGCGAACACGGATTCTTCCGTGCGTAGCCCACCACGACGTCCGTGGTCGATGCGCGGGCGGGTCGGCAGTAGCCGTCACTCGCGATCGACACCAACGCGCCAGGGTAGATCGTGGTGCCGGTCTTCTGCGCGTACGGAATCATCGCGGGAAGCGGCGAGCCGTTGTACTTCACCAGTTGCTTTGCTGCGGCAAGTGCGGTCATGTTCCCAATCTCCTTCTTCTGTTCCTGTTCAGTGCGCGATGGCCGCGCTTACCTTCTCACTCGTCATCCGTGTTGGTGGCTGTCCCATCGCGCGCCGCAAGCGCGCGCTTGTGCTCTGCGAACTGTTCCATCGTCATGCCGAACTGGCGCGCTACGCTGCGCTCCTCGTCCGACAACGCGTCGCCGATGGGCCGCTTCGGTTGCTCCGTTGCAGCCGCAAGCTCGATGCGATCCGGCAATGCGGCCACGTGTGAACGCAGCCACGCGAGGTCCTTCTCGGTCCCGCTCCATGTGCGGGTCTCACCCTCGATGGTGTAGTGGCGATCCTCGTAGGAGGACCGCTCGGCCGGCGTGATCTTCCGCTCGGCGCCGTCCAGGATCGCGCGCATCTGTTGCTCCAGCGTGCCGGCCTTGATGGTCGCGTTCTCGCTCTGGAGCTTCGTGATGAGAGCACGCGCTTCGGCCAGCTCGGTCGCGCTCTTCTTCCACGCCTCGATGGCGCCACGCTGCGACGGCTCGTCTTCGTGCCCGGTCAGCTCGTGCACCCACGCGACCACAACGGCGCGGGTCTCGGTCGCACCCACGGACGCTTCGACCTCTTCCTCGTCCTCGCCGGGCTCCACGACCACGACGGGCATGATCGCCTTGTACGAGTCGTTGAGCTTCGAGCACGCGCCGGCCGCATCCTCGCACGCCTTGCGCGCGGCTTCCTCGTCGGTGCCTTCGAGCGCGGCGTTGGCCGCACCGATCGCATCGAGTGCAACAGTCCCGAGCTTGGTCGCTTCGGTGCGTGCCTCTTCGCTGATGGCTCGTGTGGTGGCCGGGGTCTCAGCGGCCGGCTTGGTGTCGATAGGCATGTCGGTTCCCTTCTGCGGCTCGGCCGCTTTGCTCGCTGTGTCTTCTTCCGTGGCAGCCGGCTCGACCTCTTCGGTCTCCCACGGTGCCTTCATGTCAAACTCGTGGTAGTGGGCGGCCAAGTGTTGTCGCACACCCTCCACGTCAGCTTCAGGAATGTTGACCCCACCGCGCGCGCCCTGCATGGCCGCACCGGCCGCCATCACGCCAGCCTTCACGGTGGTCCAGCCTTCATCGGTCACGTCGTGGTGCGGCAGCTTGTAGGACGCGAACTCGTCCGGTGCAGCTTCGTCGACCCACCCGAACCCGGCGCTGTACGCGACCCAGTCGACGGTCCCATCTTGCCGCGTCGATGCAGCACGGATCCGACCTTCGGCCGCATCGCCATCCCAACTGTCCTCGCTCAACTCGTACGACTTGAACTCGACCGCGCCGCGTGCGAGCCCATGCTGAACCGCTTCCGCTATCGACTTGGCCGACGGACGGACGGGAGATCGATCTCCCATGCGGGCGGCCCGCTTGGCTTCCTCACGCCGTTCGTTCGTGAACCGCTTCTGGTTGATCCCGTTCGAGAGCGTGTTCGGGTTCGACGGGACAATCACGACACCGATCGCGACCAGCTCTTGCTTCGTCACCACGAGCAACTCGCGTGCGCCCGCCTTCATCATGCGGATGAACTCCAGGAAGCCTTCGTCGGTGGCAAGGTCGGGCTCGTCCACGACGGTGCCGTCGGGCATCTTGAGCTTCCACTCCCACGACCGGGGCAAGAACGACACCGACAACCCACGCAAGATCTTCGCCTTCATCTGGCGAAACACCTTGCCCGCGATGTTCGACAGCTCATCGGGCACGAACACGAGGTCGGCCGTCAACGCGTTCGAGGTCGGCTTCGTGAACGCTTGCCCGATCAACTCATCCGGCGTCGGCCTGTTGTAGCCCGTCGATGCATGCATCCAGTCCAGCACCGGGTTCGCGGCGTAGCGTTGCAGCTCCCACCCGCTCAACCGCAGGATCGAGCTGTGCGAGTCCTCGTCCTCCGTGCTCACCACCACGTCGCGAATGATGCGCGTCGTTGCGGTCTCCTCGAACTGCCTGTCTTCGAGCTTGAGCAAGCTCGGGTCGATGTAACGTGTGACGATCGAATCGTCCGCTTCGGTTCGGTTGCGGTACAGCTCAACGCTCATGAGTCCTCCCACGTCCACGGGATCGGCCACATCGCAGTGACGCATCGACAGTTCGTGTGCAGCGGCGGGCCCACGAACGGCATCGCAAGGATCGTGAAGCGACCGTCCAGCTCCCGACACCGCAAGCACGTCCGCTTGTCCAGCAGGGCACCCCATCGCAGCGCCAGCACCACGGTCACATCGTGGTGCGGTTCTTCCTTCGCCGGCTTCGTGGTCGGCTCTTCGTCATCACCTTCGACGGCGCGCTCACCGGGTAGCTCGTCTTCATCCTTCAACAGCTCGAACCCGAACGACCCATCGTCGTGCTTGCGCGCGATGTCATCGTAGGCTCGCATGCGAGTGTCGTTGTAGGTCCGCACGGTCTCGCTCACCACGACACGCTCGCCACGCCAGCCTTGCGCTTCGAGTAGCGCGTTGGTCTCGTCGTCGCCTTCCTCGATGGCGTCGCGCACGAGTTCGAGCGCGATGTCGACCGCGTTCAACACGAACTCGCGCACGTCCTTCTTGTCCGGTGCGGGCCCACCATCGAGCGTGAACCCGTCCATGGCAGGGAACGCCGCCGCAAGCTCGCGCACCACATCGGACGCGCCACGCTTGTGCGCTTCCACACGCGCATCCTGCACGACCTTGTCAAGCGCCAACCGCATCGATGCGCGCAGCTCATCAGTCACGTGCGCACCAAGCTTGGTTGCGCCACGCTCGTACACCGCACGCGCTTGCACCTTCGCCGCATCGATCAGATCACCAAGCGCACGATGGGACCGTTCGATCTCAGCTTGCATCGCACGAGCACGCTCGGTGGTGCTAGGCACTTTCGCTCTCCTCACGCACGGTCGGGATCTCGTACGATTCGAGCAACGCTCGCACGTCAAGCGGCACCACGACGCCCGCCTGCTGTGCACGCGCGGCAGCTTCGATCGCACCCATGACGGCGCCGAGAATCTTGCTCGAAGACTCCATGTTCACGGGGGGCTCGACCAGCCAACGCGGCCACGGCGCAAGCTCCTCGACGTGAGCACCGAAGTTGTATCGGACCCACGGCTTCAACACGCCTTCGCGCAAGCACGTCGACAGCATGTTCGCATCGGCCCGCACGATGTCCAGCTTGACCTCATCGTGCACCTTCGCCGCTGCGAACGACCCGCCCTTGACCTCGCTGGTCAAGTTCTGTCCAAGGATCGCGATCGACACGTCGGTGTCGCACAGCTCCACCATGCGAAGGAAGCCCTGCCACGAGGCGGCCTTCATCTCCTCGAACGCGACGTCGTAACGCTTCTTCCCATCGTCATCAACGGGGAGCTTGATGTGCCCCTGCCGACCCATCAAGCGCAGGTTGCGCAAGAAGTTCTTGGTCGCGGTCGATGCGATCTCCTCGCGCGGCACGTACGCCTTCGTGATAGGGATGCCGTGCTTCTCACACCACCGAGCCCAATCCTGGATCGCGAGTCCCCGCATGGTGTCTTCGAGTCCCACGCACCGAATCACACCACGCATCCACGGATAGAGCGCACTCGCTTGCAGCACCAACCAGCGACCGTCGCCGGGGCACACGTCGAGCGAGTGTCCCTTCGCATCGGTCACGTAGAGCCGCTTGGTCGAGTCATCGTAGCCCGACGTCGCGGGGTGCCACGGATGGATCGACGGAATCCACGATGCCCCATCGACCACGTTGCGACGCACGCCCCAGGTCACTTCGGCCGGCGCAACTCCCACGGTGATGTGGTAGCGCAGCATTCCTTCAAGCACGGCTTCATTCGCAACATCGTTCCACCACGTCTCGGCCCTTCGCATGATCAACTTGGCGAGCGGGTCATCGGCGACTTGCGCCGGTGGCTCCAGCTTCGTCTCGGCACCAAGCACGGCACGCACACGACTGTCGAGTGCGCCCCGCACGCGAGCGTTGCGATCCAACACATCGGCGAGCTGGGCGCTCGTGTAGAACGTGCCCTGCTCGTGCTCCGTGATGATGGCTCGCACCGCTTCGACGGTCGCGCTCACCTCGGTCATCAGGAACGGCTGCTCGGTCGGCGTTGTGACGAACGTCGATTGCGGCAGCGTCGTGGTGGTGCTGAGTGGCGCGTTCACGAACCGCACTCAACCACACCGTCAATCGCAGGTCCAACCGTGCTCGGTTTGGGCAACCATGGTGTCGCGCTCACCATGCACGAGTCGACAGCAACCGTTGACAAGACCAACACGAGCGCATCGCGGTAGCTTCGTGTGCACACGCAGAAGCGGCTCAAGGTGACGCCAGAGCGTGGGCCTATGGGTGCACAAGCGAGCACCACCACGGAGCCCTTCTAGGGCCCATTGTGGGGCACCGATGCGGCTTCAAGAACTGGTCGGGAAGCGGGTGCCGTTGAAGTACGAAGCGGACCAATCCTCGGCTAGGTGTCGGAGGCATACGGGGCACGTGATGGCTCCCAGCGGGGTGCCCTTGGCGAGCCGGCGCCAATCGGGTCCGACCACCATGCCGCAATCGGTCCGCGCTTCGTGCGGGTCGCTCGTGTGGACCCGGTCGGTCTCGTCGCGCAGCAACCAGATCGTGGCGAAGCACCTCGGCTCCTTCTCACCCATGTCACTTCACCATCCACAAGAGAGTCTCAAGGCACCCGTTGAATACGTTCCGGTCGACGGGTGCCTCGATGCCAGGACACCTCCACGCGTTGGTGTGTTGCCACATGATCGCATCGGTCCACGGCTTCGGTGTGCGAAGCGGCGGGGTCCAGTCCGAAGCCCACAGCGGGTAGCCCGCGAAACGCGTGTCATTGCCCATGTGCTGGTTCCACCACCCCGCGTTCGTGTAGACCCATGGGCACCGCTTGGTCATCATCCAGATCCGTTCGAGCCACACCACGAGCTCGCTCGGTTGCGGGTGCCCATCTTCGATGTCGAGCACGCGCGGGAGCAGCCCGGGCGCATCGATGAGACCTTGCGAGCGCATGCCTTCCAAGAACAGCTCCGCTTGCGGCAGCGGGCCCGGTGCGTTCGGGTACTTCGGTGCCGCTTCGTAGAAGTGATAAAGCCCGACGACCATGCCCGCACCGCGTGCGCCCTTCACGTGCTCGATCCACTTGCGATCGTAGGTGTCGCCATGGCTGACCCGCACGATGACGAACCGCACGCCGGCTTGCCACACGGCGCTCCAGTCCGTCACCTCGTTGTGGTGCGAGATGTCGATCCCGACCACACCACCGATCCCATCGATCGTACTCGCTTCATTCATCGTCGGCATCCTCCCACTGTATCGGCACGGTTCCATCCATCAGTTTCGCAAGATCGATCTTTCGATCGCAGCAGATCACAAATCCGCCGCTCCTGGACGGGAGCTTTTCGATCGATCGAATGATCTCACGCTGCATCCACTTAGTGCGCACGAGCCTATCCGCGGCTTCTCCGAGGATACCGCGAAGCACGAGGAGTTGGGCGATGCTGTTCGGGTCTGCCGCCGCCAGTCCCATGCACGCCGTGCTAAACTCCATGATCGATCGATCGTATCGGTCACTTGCCTCGTCGACCCATTCCCACGTCCCAATTTCGGCGGCGAACGGGGCTCCAACGTAGTCGTCGACGGTCTCAGACTCCGGCGCGATCACGGTTGGGTCCATCGTGTCGCCGACTCGCGCACCATCGATCGTGTCCGTCATGGGAGATCGATCTCCCGTGTTCGTGTTCGTGTTCGTGTTCGTCATCTTGCCTCCCAGATCGAGCCGTCCCGCCCGATCGCCCAGATGCCTGACTCGGGCCCTCGGTGCCGGTTCAGAGATCACTTCCCACGTGATGGCACCATCGGTCCCGATAACAGGTCCGGGACCATCGAACATGCGGAAGACATCTCCGACCCGGAGGTCCTTCATGTAGCATTCGACCCACACACCATCGACCATCCGTTCGATCCTGCGTTCATTCGTACCCATCGCCTTCGTCCTCCAGTTCGGCTTCGTCAAACGAGCCGTGCTTGTGCTCCCTGTACACCGCATCGTCGGCCGCTTGCAGCACGGCCATGTCGTCGGCCACCGTGCGGCCATCGTCATCGTACCCAATGAAGTGGCGTGCGGCTGCGAGGCACGCAAGCGCAAGTGCCCATGCCCGGTCCGCGTGGCCGTCCTTGGTCCGTGCCGCATCGTAGCGCACGTTGCCCGCCGCCGTGATGATGCGCCGCAACGAGTACAGGTCGCGGCGCAGCTCGGTGTCCTCACGCATGAGCCTGATGCGCCCTTCTTGGAACCACTCGTACAAGCGCGTCGCCATGTCTTCCTTGGCCTGCAACGTGAAGTCGACGATCTCAACACGCTGCGACCCATGCCGGCGTTGCATGCGCTCTGAGGTCTCCATGCCGATGCCGGTCCCGTCCACGCACAAGCGCTTCCACTTGTGCTCTTCGAACCCAGCCGCAACGAGTGCACGCTGGCGGACCCAGTCGGTCCGCTTGCACGTGATCATGGGCGGCACCCACAGCACGGGCCCCTTGCGCTGTACCCCATCGAGCCCGACGCACGAACTCTCGGCGTCGCATATCGCACGTGCGATGACGAACAAGTCGTGGCGTCGTGCGACGTCGACGCCAGCATACTCGGGCATGTTCACAAGCCGCGTGAAGTCCCTGATGGTCGCGATGCTCGCCGCGCTCACGAGTGCATGCGGCAGGTACTGTTCGTTCGCATCCAAGAACGCGCAACCGAACATCTGGTCAAAGACACGCGGGTTGTTGCGCGCCATCGCCCAGCACTCGGCGTCGGTCGGGTGCAACACCATGCCGGCCGCACGCGCGAATGCCAGCGACATCTGCATCACACGATAACCACGGTGCGCTTCCTCGTCCGTGAACATGGTGTGGAACAGATTGCCGATCCCGTTCGGGGTCGACAGCACACGGATGCGGTACCCCATCGCAGCAACGGCACCGGCCGCGTCCCACACCGCTTCGGGGTCTTGATGATACGCAAACTCATCCAGGATGACGTTGCCCGAGAAGGAGCGGCCGGCACCCGTGTGCGGCCTTGCAACGATGCGCCCGCCCGTGTTGGGAAAGACCAGCTCCTTCTTGTTGCCTTCGGTCTCGGCCAGCGTGCTCCCTTCCGACACCATGAACGCGGCGTGCTTGCGTGCGTCGTCGATGACCTCGCACGCTTCGTCTTCGCCAAGGGAGACCACAACGGTCGGATCGCCCATCATGGCCCACAGGACGGCGGCCCCGGCGTAGCTGTACGTCGCGCCGATCTTGCGGCTCTTGTTCAGGATCGAGAACTGCCACGGGTCAAACGCAAGGTCGAGCTGGTGCAGGTAGAGCGTGGACGCCCACGCCATGATGGCGGCTCGTTCGGCGGGCGGAAACGCCCCAACGATGGCTGCAATATTGGCAACAAGGGCGGTGCCGTACGTGTTTCGGTCGCGTTCTTGGAGTAGTCCCGTGCAGGCACGCATGGGCCATGTGGGAAGCGTGGCTAGGTCGTGGACGGTCGATCGATCTCCCGTGGTGAAGTCGGGTGTGACCTTGGCGTGTCTCATCGGCGTGGTTCCAGTGTGGTGCCCAGCGCGGTGCCGATGCAGAACCAACCGGGTCGGTGGCGTCGTGCGAACAGTTCGACCTTGGGTCCGTTGGAGCCGACCAGTTGTTCGATCGCTTCGTAGGTGGCGGGGGGCTTCTCGGAGTGTTTGCCACGTGGTGCTTGGACAACGGAGCGGGTGGCGTGGTTCGCGATCAAGGTGATGCCGTGGCCCCGTGTGGCGATGAGGCAGACCTCATGGTCGAGGCGGGTGTAGTGGCCCATCCCGATCCGTGCGTCCGATTTGATCCAGACCAGCTCGCTCTTGACCTCGAAGCCCCACGCTCGCACGACCGTGAGTGCGTCTGGTTGCATGGCGGCCACGCGCCACAGGAACAGCAGCGCGGTGTCCGCGATGGGTGGCAACTGGAGTGCTGCGATCGCGAGCGTTGACATGGTTCGATAGTGCTTCGATGCGCCGCGCTTGGGGCCTGGCAAGCGGTCGCCGAACTGCCACGGTGGGTCTGCCAGGATGATGCGTGCGGGCTGGAACGATGGGTGCCTCATGGTGCGGTCCCGAGCTTGCGGGGTCGCGTGAACACGCACCACGTGCCGTGCTTGTCGGTGTAGATGTGAACCAAGGTCCAGCTCGGTTCTGTCGATGGTGCTTGCGCGATGTCGTTGGGTTGGAACAACGAGGTGACCGACCACAGGACACGGTGGACCTCGTAGTAGTCCATGCTGATGGGTTCCATCTCAGGTCTCCTCTTCTCGCAACACAAGCACGGGCGGGACCACGGACCGATCCAACACGACCGGCACCAACACGCCTTGCTCTGCTAGCTGCGTCGTGCGAGCCCTTGCGGATGCATCGGAACAGTAGTGATGCCGGATGCCCTTGATCGCATCACGCACCGTGCAACGCGGGTGCGCCCCAACGTAGGCTGCAAGGTCGATCGAGAACTGCTTGAACCGGGTCCAGTAGCCACCTTCGTTGGTGCCCGCCTCAGCGTAGTCCTGCGGCATCGTGGCAAGCTTCGCGATCAACTTGGGCGCGTAGCGTGGATCCCGATGCATCCGTGGTCGCTGCTGTTCCTTCACCAACGGCTCGGCTCGGAACGGGTCCATGTCGACCCGTAACAGCCCGATGCCGGTCTCCTTGGCGGCCCGTTGAAGGAACACACCAACGGACCGATCGGACGGTCCTGGGGGCACCGCCACGGAAGCAAAGTGCACCTGGCCCGTCTGCGATCGGCGGTACGCTTGCGCCAGCACTTGGGACCCGAACACAAGCTTGGTCTCAATGCTCCACACGGTGGCATCCTTGACGGCCACGATGTCGTAGAACCCGTCGACCTCTTGCCACACGGACCACCCACGCTCACGGAGCCACTCAACCACGACGGCGGCCAGCTCGGTCTCACGTTTGAATGGGCACTTACTCACTTGTCTTCCTCCGGTTCGGTAAGTGCAGCTTCGAGTTCGAGCGGATGCGGGAGCCGGTCCGCGTTCGCAACCATGGCGGCTGCCGCGATGGTGCCCAGGATTGAGATCACACGCGACTTGGTGTCCTGCACATCGGCGGGTGCGTCCAGCTCGATCGGGGCACCGTCGGGCCCGCTCAACTCGACCCGTTGACGTCCGTTGCCCCACCGCTTCGGATCGACAGCGGCAAGGAACGCAAGCGCGGCGTCCTTCGCCATCGGGCTGATCTCCTCAGCCATCTGGTACTGAATCACGGTGTGTCCCGTCGTGGGATCCTTGAAGCGCGTCTCGCCAACCTTCACACGGTGCCGCGATTGGATCGCTGCTGTGAGCGTACCGAGTGCGAGCACCTTCGCGCTCGCACGGGCCTTGTCGACATCGGCCGCGAACTGCTTGTAGGAAGGCGTGGCCGGCTTGCCCTCGTACATGCCCTTCCCTCGCGCGTACCACTTCCGCACCTGGTAGCTCGGCACACCCGCAAAGCGCGCCGCGTCGGCAATCGATGCGCCCGTGCGGAGCACGCTTATGATGGTCTGTCGTAGCTCGTGGTTCTTGAAACTCTTCGCGACCCGCTTCGCTTCGCGTTCGAGCTGCGCTTGCACTTCGGGATCCGGTGTGTCCTCGTTCGGATCCGGCTCGTCCCCTTTGACCTTCAACACACGCTTGTGCCTCGTTGGCTTCTTGCGCTTCGTGTCGCTCATACGGACCTCGTACCGAGGAAAACGTGGGCATCGCGCGTGTCGATCACATCGACCACGATGGACACGAACACGGGCCGTTGCTTGTACAGCGTGTTGAGCAAGCGCGCCGCAGCGAAGCGGGCCCGCAATCGTTTCGCCGCTTGCCTGCACGCCATGCCGCAGTAGTAGGTCCGTTTCACGTTGCGCGCTTCGACCGGGATCAAGCATCCGCACTGGCGGCACAGGGTCATCAGGAGCGGTTTGCTCGCGATGCGTTTCTTGTGCCGCATGACCTGCGACGCAACCAAGCGGGCCCTCGAACGTAGCTGCCCGATCAACTCCTGGAACTCGATCGAGCGACCATCTTCGTCGAGCTTGGCGTCGCGCTTGATCACGCGGTAGACGGTGCGCTTCTTCTTCGGTCCAGGCTTGCGCTTGGGTTGCGTTGTCGCAGACTCAGGTTCGGACGTAGCAGCGGGGGGACAGTCGGACATCACGTTGCGCCTCCAACGAAGCGGACCGATTCAAAGGCCCGTCACCAAGTGGTCCATGGCACAGTGCCACATCTGGATCGGATCACGCAACTCGACGGGAGATCGATCTCCCGTCGTCACATCCACTGTGCCGATCGGGTCCGGTGCCATCGGCTCGCGTCCTTGGCCGAAGCGAGCGCGAATGCACGCTCGCACCATGGCGCATCGGCACGGATGCCCACGATCGTTCCAAGCACGTGCGATCGTCGCTTGTACCACGGCTCGTCAATCCGAACTCCGTACGCGTGGCCGCGCGGCACGTACGGGTTACAATGAACCCGATCGGGATCGCAACCGAGCATGCTCACCACCGAGAAGAAGTCGGCTTCGTGCGCGAACACGATCCATCTGTCATCGGCGGCCATCTGCTCGCGTCGTTGCTTCACATCGTCGTCAACGTTCATCGATCCCTCCTCATGTAGCAGTCCGAGTGCATGGGTCCGTCGTCGGTCAGAACGGACTGACGACGAATCGGACGTCTGCACTCGATGCACTCGGCACCATCGAACGGAACGCACCACAGCCCCTCGTGCGCAAACGGCAACGACCCGTCCGGTTCACGACGCACCCGCACACCGAACCGTCGGAGCCGTCGATTGATCCGGGTCTCCTCGTCTGGGTCGAGCCGCCCTTCGCGGTCGACCTTGACCTCAGAGCGGCCAAGGTCCAGCAACGTCGTGCGAAGTGTCCAAGCCTGCGTCGCAATCACGCACGGGTCGATGGTCACGGCTTACCCTCCCTCGGTGCCGGTCGGCTTCGCCACGTACACACGATCGTCCCGTGCGGTTCGCTTCGCCACTTCGTTCATGACCGCATCATCAAACACATCGGCACGCACGAACCGCACGAGCGTGAAAGCTTGCTTCGCACCCGCGCACGGTTCATCACCGAACCACTCGCCACCATTCCACAACACCGTGCCCGAACGTCGGTCGGGCTTGCACCAGACCTCCTTCGGCACCTTCGACAGCGAGAGGTCCACCGTCGATGACACCCCCGTCCCGCCACACTCGGGGCAGTCCTTGCGTGGCTTGATGTACTGGATACACGTTCGGCAGTTGCGGTCGATCGGCGCGGGCTTGGCTCCCGGCGGCGACCACGCTGCCGAATCCTCCTCTATCCGGTCACGGGAGATCGATCTCCCGTCGGGCACCATCTGTTTCGCTTCGGCCCACGCCAGCAACGCCTCGATGGTCTCGAACACGGGCAACCCGAGCCGGTTCGCCTCCTCGATCTCCAACCGGGTTCCCTCGGACTTGACCCAGCCCGGCACCAGCATGACCGCATCGGCACGACGCAGAAGCTCCATGGTGCCCTTCAACCAGAACGCGTCCGATTGGATCCCGTCGTAGTGGGCCGTGTTTGCATGCGGCACCAACGGCATCAAGCCGACCCGCGCAACCTCGATGCCGACCTCCCTCGCCTTGTGAATGTTGCATTCGATCTGCCACACCGTGGGAGCACGGTACGGACCCGCCACGTACACCACGATCAAACCAGACCCGCTAGGTCGCTCCACGACTCACCTCCTTGAACTTCGAAAACTGCCCGACTCGGTCGCGGCGGCTCATCCCACCCGTGCCGACCAATGATGCTACGATCGTCAAGCACGCGTTCGTAGGTGATGTTCACCTTCTCGCTCTTGACCACACGACCCTCCCACACGTCATGATCACGCGCGGCCGGCACGTTGGTGCCTATCTCCTCGGCGGGCTCCAACAGCATCGCACCGAACCGCCCGCTGCCATGCGGGCCGGGCCACACCATTATGTGCAGCCACGGACCACGCCAGTTCCACATCGCACCAAGCGCACCCATCAGCTTTCCTCCCAGATCCAAGCGCTCGATTGGATCGAGCCGTTCGCGCGCGGCACCTTCACCGCGCCACGCATGAACAGCACGCACCCCTTCGCGCAGACGTTGTGCACACACTTGGGTGCGAACGCGGCACGGTCGAAGCACTCCTCGTAATGGATGCAATCGCGCCGGTCGTGCACGCGATGGTCCGTGATCGATGCTTCATGCGCGCAGCGCTGTGAACAGTACCGACCGAAGTTGCGCCCGCCATGCTTGTGCTTGTACGCGGCACCGCAGACCTCGCACTTCCGATCGAGTGCTCGCTTGGGTCTCATCGAGTACCCCCGATCCTGTATCCGTTCTCACGAAGGAAGTTCCGAGCCTGGCAGATGTCGCAAGCCGACGTCGGCTTGCCTTGTTGCCACGTGCGGAACGCCTCGCAGGTCTCGCCGGGGTGGCGTCGTTGCGCGAGCCGTGCAATCGCGAACCGGCACGGCACCCCTTCGATGAGGTTTCGGATGATGTCCATTGCTTGCTGTGCAAGCGCGTGTTGGTTCGCATGTCTCGCCAGCAACGCTTCGTCATTCGTCATCGGATCCCTCCTCGTCTTCATCTTCGAACAGCGAACCCCTGACCAGCGCATCGGAAAGCAAACAGGTGGCCGACCGCGCGGTTCTGAACGGACGCGCTTCGTCCGGGTACCCTTTGTGATCACGAGGCACGTGCTGTCCATCGGATCCCTCCCACTTGGTCAGCCACGCATCTTCCTCAACTTCGAACACTTCGGTGAGCGGCTTGCCTCGCAGCACGTGGCCGCCTTGCGATGGTCGCTCCGGTGGTAGCACGATGCGCTCGCGCATGTAGCCGACCCGCTCGATCAACGCATCCAGCTCACCGCACTTGCGCGCTTCGATGTGTTCACCCTTCGCGAGTGATTCGGCCACGTTTTCCAACGCGACCACGACGCCACTGTTCGGGTCGTACTGCGCCGCCCTGTCCAGCACGTACGCGGCCGCCGAAATGCAGTCCTTCCGCTGTCGATTGTCCACGCCGCACCTCCTCCGAATCACGCCCGGACCCGGTTGCCACATCGGGCCCATCATGGGCCAAGGATGGCCCTAGAACGACCCGAGCCCCGGGCCCATGGGTGGAATGACCAAGAACCGGGCCCGGGCCCGTATAGGGGCCCCGGGCCAGTTTCACTATGGCTGGATCCGTCATCGGGCTGGGGTCACCGGTGAAGTCCGCGCGGACCACTTGCCTTGCAACTCAAACACGGCTTCCTGCAAACCTTCGAAGCGAGACGCGACGGCGGTCGCCGCATCGAGTATCTGCACGTCGATGATGCCCGGCAGATCAGCGGCCAACACGGTGCAGTGTCTGAGATGCGAACGGAAGTTGATCCAGTTCTCGCTGGTCGGAAACATGTAGAGCAACATCGCAAGGCGTACCAGTTTGGCTTCGTCCGATTCCACGATGACTCCTTCCACGGGAGATCGATCTCCCATGGTCCCATCATGGCACGCTCGATTGGTTGTGGTGGAAGATTCAGTACGAGGCAGGCGAACCACGGCGAGCATCCTTGCCGCGTAGCTCAAGTCGCTTGCGACCGTGGTGCTCGCAGCGCGGGAAGCACTGCACGCCGTAGCCCACCCAGCGCATGGCAACGGCACCCTGGCACCCCTCGGGTCCGTCGCAGCACGGCAGGTCGACCAGCACACCATCGCGCGCGGGTCGCTTGCTGAAGGGCCCATCGTGAAAGCGGTCATGTTGAGTGCTCATCGCGTGAACCTCCTCGCATCCGACAACGACTCGCGCCACGCCCGCCTTGCAGCGATCGCACGCTCACGATCGCCAGGGTCGATGGTCGTGACCAACCAGCCACCGTCCACGCGCGGGCCCGACACGCAATGGACACCATCGATGATTCGGACCCTCACACGCTCATCGTTCGGGTTCAACTCCTTCGGCCACATGGTCATCCTCCTAGTTGTTGTTCGTTGTTGCCATGATCAAAGACTACATCGATGGGCTCCTTTGAGCAAGTCCGTTTTTCGAGACCATGCGCTTTTCTCGAATCCTCGATGATTCGTGCCGGTCCAGAACGGACACAGGCGCCGATTGCCCCTCTCAGATGTAGGACATGGTGGTCAGAAAAGCGAAGTTTGCGAAGCGCGAACCGGGGTCAGAGCCTGACCACGGGGCGGGTACTGATCCCAAATCTGCCCGTCCAGCATGCGCCCAGCGATGGGCCCTCGCGAACCACCCCACTGCTTGAACAGAAATGGCACACCAGCACGCTTGCATTGATCCCGTATGCTTCGGACCCAGTCGGCACGCTCGCCACGTGGCACCCATGCGTCGCGCTCGCGACGAACGAGTCCACGCACCTGACACACGGCAGGGTCGAGCAAGTGCGAACCACTCTCGCCACCAACGATGACCCAACCGATACCACGCAAGTCGCCGAGGTCGATCGCGCTCAACATCGGTTCGATCGAGAGAAAGCGAACCGAAGCCTTGATAGTGCGGAGCACATCGATGCGTGTGCGGCGCGCTTGGTCTTCCACTGTTGCGCCCAGCCACAGGTTCGAAGGCAACTCATGCGTAGCAGCGAACCGAGCCGCACCCTCGGGCCGCTTCGTGAGCGTCTGATACGTGTGCTGCGGTGTAGCCCGAATCACATCCAAGATCCGCTCGCGATATTCGTCCGGGATCTCATCCAAGAAAAGGTCGCTCATGCTGTTGACGAAGATCAAGCTGGGCGTCTTGAGCCGCTTGGGTTCGTTGAGCTTGTGCGGCTTCAGCACCACATCGAAACCCACCGGGAAAGCGACGGTACCACGCTTCTGTTCCGCCAAGGTACGCGCGTAGCAATAGGCGCAACCGGGCGAGACTGCATGGCAACCGGACACAGGATTCCAGGTCTTTTCGGTCCAAACGATCTCGGTTGTGTTCATACCTAGAAGATAGCACGGAACGCACTACATCGCAAGAAAAGCGGACATCATTCGCCCTCAAAAACAATAGAGTCGTAAAGCATCTGAGACGTTCCCATACCCCTAGCAATCCAGCGTTTCAGAACGCGAACACCGCTCCGCTCGATCCATTCGTTCACACACACGTCGTGCACGATCCTCTGGTCCGAAAGCCCGTTCTGCGAAGCCAACCCGGTCGCGTTCTGCCACTCCAACGATGTAGGACGATAGAACCGCGCACCGATCGAAAAGCCGTTGGTGAGCACGATCGCACCCATCTCACCCGACTTCCACGTCCGACGCGCAGCAATCAAGAACGCAACCGGCCACGGCTCGCTGAAAGCATCACAATCAAAAACGTTGAACCGTTGCAAGTCGAGTGCACGCAACGCGATCAAGTTGTCGCATACCATCCGATGCCTCGGGTCCCACATCACATAGTCGGTGTCGCAACCCAAGTACGAGTCGGCTTCACGCCACACCGCTTTGTACATCTCGCCGTCGTGTCCGCAATAGGCATCGAACACATGAGAGGGCCGAACGTATTCAAGCACATTGGTGCGGAGTTCAAACTTCGCACCAATGGCGCTCGCCGTGTTGTGCGTCTTGACGTTGTTCATCGCACTTTGGACTGTCCCACTCCGAAGACTTTGATCGTGAGCTTGACGCCTTCGATTGATTCGAGCGCATCGCGGAGAGCGTCCAGCACCAACGACTGATTGTGAAGCGGCACTGCCACGTTGATCCAACACATCGGGTCGAGGTCGCTACTTTCAACCTCGACCCGTTTCTTCGGCTTGTGCGCCGGCTTGATGGGAGCAGCGACCTCGACCACACCACCGATCGAAAGCTTCAACTCCTTGTCGTTGAAGCCCATCGTGGGCAAGTTGAAGTCGGCTCTGTACTCGGTCAGAAGCTGGCTCAAGATTCCGTTGTCCCACTTCGCGATCTCACCCAACTTGTTGTCGGCGATCGCATACTCGTATGCACGCTCCGGGGTCAGGTCCGTGTACCGGATCGGCACTTCGGTCAACCCAAGTTGCTGAGCTGCTTTGTACCGCGTGTGACCCGCCACGATCTCATTGGTCTTGCGGCACACGATGATCGGCGCGTTGAAGTCGAACCGTTCAATCGATGCCGCGATCGAGCCAACCGCTTGCTCGTTCGCACGCGGGTTCTTCGCCCATGGCTTGATCGAACCGATCGGCACGATGAAGGCTTGTTCGTCGGCCCGCTTGTGCTTGCGTGTTCGTGTCGAAGCCATCACACCACGACCACCTTGCACGTGAAGCCCTCACCAGTGAGCCGCTCGTAGATCGACTTCTGTTCGGCTTCGTCCGAACACACCACCATGACCGCAAACTGCTCCTTGTACTCAAACGGTGTCGGCGCCTCCCTCATGTGACCCGCAACGGCCACGAGCTTGGTCAGCTCCTTCTCGGAGTAGCCCAGCGCCTTGATCAACTCCGCATCCTGCGTCCGAATCTCGGTCAGCAACGCGGGCAAGATGTCGGCGTCCCACTTCGCGATCTCGCCGGTCTTGTTCGCCGCGATCGCGTAGGCGTACGCGCGCTCCGGGGTCAAGTCCGTGAACCGGATCGGCACCTCGGTCAGCCCGAGCCGCTTCGCCGCCTTGTAGCGGGCGTGTCCCGCCACGATCTCGTTGGTCTCGCGACACACGATGATCGGATCGTTGAAGTCGAACGTGGTGATCGAGAGCGCAACGGCGTCGACCGCTTCCTCGTTGCGGCGTGGGTTGCGGGCCCACGGCTTGATCGAATCGATCGGCGCGATGAAGGCTCGGGCGTCCGAGCGGATCTTCAACGGCTTCGCCTTCGGTGCTTTGGTTGGTGTTGCTGGTGATGCTGTCTTCTTGGATGCCCTCATGGCGGGAGCATGCCACCGGGCACGGTGGCCCGTCAACCCGACACGGGAGATCGATCTCCCGTCGTCACCATCCGCACCAGTCCGAGCACAATAGTACCAGGCCGAATTTTCTTACCACCCCTCTCACCCCGTCTGGTCGCGATGTAGTTCTTGACCTCATCGCACTCTTCCTTCGTTTCAAAATCGAGTGTGAAAGTCGACACGCGTCCGAACGATTGCAACTCGCCCACATCGCCCCTCAAAAGTCCGGCCAATTCTTCAGGCGGCGCGACGGCTTTGATCAACGCATCGACCTCACACTGCCTGAATCCGATCGACGTCACATCGGCTTCACTCATGGGTGGCAACGACTTCAGCAACTCACCCAACTTGAACTCGTCGAACACACCACCAATCTTGTTCAGCGCGACATTCAACTGCTTGGCGGTTGCATCATCGACATCCAACACGGTCGCGAATGCAAACTCAGGCGGCGCAACCCCAAGCTCGGCGCAAAGCTCACGCATGCCGGTCACACGTTGATGACCACCAATCAAAGTCATGTTCTTCTTCTGCACAACAAGGTTGAGCACAAGACCATGCTTACGCATCGATGCCTTGAGCTGAGACATCTCCTCTGCTGGCATGATGCGTGGGTTGTATTTGGCGAAGTTGAGTTCGGTCACCTTCACGCGCACGGGTTCGTGCACCATCAATGCTTCTTTCACTCCGTGCCTCCGATGATGATAGGACGCTTGTCATATTCAAGGATCGAGTTCGCCAACTGCTTTGCATACAAGGGTGGGACAGCGTTGCCGATCTGGCGATACGCGTCGGCCTGATTGCCTGCGAACTCAAACCAATCCGGGAAGCTCTGAACCCTCGCACATTCACGAGCGGTCATGCGACGAAGCCCATTCGTCGAGTGAAGCCCCCGAGCTTCACTCGATACGATAGTTGGCGACGGCATGCCTGCGTTTCGCACCCCATTGTTGTAATCGGCATTCCTTGCTCCCTTCAATCCCTTCCCCACATTGATAAGTGGCTGCACATTCGCGGCTTCGCTCACAATGGTTGGTGCTGGTTCATGTGACCGCGCGACACGCATGCGATGAGCATGCGTGTCAGAAATTGGAGAGTCGTTCGACGTGTGTGACCCAAAAGTCGGTTCTGGCAAATCACCGATCGCATCTCGCAACGACACCGCGAGTGCCAACCACTTGGGTGCTGTCTTGTCCTTTTCAATCCGATGTGTCTTACGTGGATATAGGAACGCGCCTCGCCATTGGTCCAAGCGCACCCCAACAAACACAACGCGCTTGCGCATTTGTGGCACACCGTGTTCGGCCATCACCACAAGTTGATGCTGAACCCTGTACCCCATCTCCAAAAACGAGGCCAATACCAACTTGATCGCGTTGCCCCCATTCGCGCTCAACATTCCTTCCACGTTTTCAGCCACGAAGTATCGGGGCCGCACAGTGTCGATGAGTCTGCACATCTCTAGGTACAACTTCCCCGCAATGTCGTCGGTCACACCCAGCCTGCGACCGGCCATGCTAAATGTCACACACGGAAATCCACCTGTGAGCACATCAATTGGACCACCGATGTCGGATGCCGTCACAAGCCTAATGTCGCGCACAATCGGCGTGTGACCCAAGTTCGCCGCATAGCTGGATGCGGCAGCATCATAGTAGTCGTTCGCGAATGCAAGTTCGAACCCAGCGCTTCTGAACCCAAGACCAATCCCACCACAACCACAGAACACTTCCGCAAGTCGCATGCCCGTATCCGATTCTTTGTCTCGCGGTAACTCGGTCTCAATCAATCTCGCATAGTCGCTCACATGCGAAGCACCGACGATATTCACACCACGCCCTGATACGAACGGTGCATCGCTCCCAGGAACATGACCACCCGACACAACCGTGGGAGCCGGGCTGTCATCGGCCGCAATCCTATTCGCGGAACCGAAAGCGCGTCGCTTGTGCGTATTCGACTCGTGCGCCGATATGATCGGAGAGTTGTTCCCAGGAACAACTCCTCCCGTCAAAATCGTAGGTGCTGGTGAATCATCCGTCGCGATCCTACGACCAGCCCCAAAACTCGATTCGACCGAGTAGCGATTCGAATCATGCTGTGTCGTTGCTGTCTTCTTGGATGCCCTCATGCAGGCAAGCATTGCACCCAGTGTCAGAACGAGTCAAGTCGCGGACGGGAGATCGATCTCCCGTCAACGTCGCTGGACCAACTTCCCGTCGGCGTCCAGCTTGATCGCGCCAGGTTCCACCAACGTGATGCCCGCCATGCCAAGCTCAGCCCTGGCCGCGTTCGCAACCACGAACGCATCCGCCTCGTCAACCGATCCGAACTTGAACTCGAACGAGTTCAGAGCGGCCACGATGGCTGGCTTCTGGGTGCCCTTCCCGCGCGGCAGCTTCCCGAGCAGGTACACGCGCGCCCTCGATGCCACCATCTCCTCGACCGCGATCCCGAACGTGGTCCACAGCGCATAGCGCATGGCACCGCCAAGCTCGGCCAGCTTCGTGACCGCCGACGACCGAGCCGAGAACGCGTAGCCCTCCACGTACACCTTCACGTAGGGATCGGTCTGACGGATCGATCGAATGAACACTTTCATGCCGGTCGCGATGTGGTCGATCCGCGCGATGCGTTCAAGGGATGTGATGGCACCCGTGAGCTGGTAGCCCACCAGCTTGGTGCGCATGGTCGCCATCGTGTAGTCCCAATCGGGTGGGAGGTAGCACGCGGCCGCGCCGGTCAAGGAGAGGTCGAGCCCGACGACGCCCATTCGGTGCGGGTCGAGCAACGCGCGCCCAACACGTTGACGCGCTGCAATCCGACGCGATCGCAGCTCTCGTTCTTCCTGCTCGCTGTACTTGGTCTTCCTCACGACATCACTTCCACGGTCGAACCATTCTCGTGCGCGACGATCTCAATCCGCGCCGGTAACGTGTCGATCGCGTCTGAGGTGTGAGCAACAACAAAAGCCTGTTCGAACCCGTACGCGCCGCGCAGCAACGCGACGAAGTGTTGACTCATCGCGCGCCGGTTCACCGGGTCCGCCGATGCAAGCGGTTCGTCGAGTAGCACGACCGACCACTGCGCATCACGGACCGCACGCAACCATGATGCCGCTCCGAGCTGCAACGCGACACCCGCGATGTCTTCGGCGGCACCGCTGGTGTCGCTCACCTCGACCTCGACCTTCTCGGACAGCTTCATCCCACGCTCGGCACTGCACCGGGGGCACACCTTGACCGTGCGCGACTTGCCGAACACGGCGCCGCATCGAGCACACGATTCGGCAAGCTCCTTCGTCTCGCGTGCCCATCGGATCCCGACCGTGAGCGCAACGCCAGCTTCGGCAAGTGCCACGTTGGCCTTGCTCGCGATCGCATCGACGGCGCCTTCGGCCACGCGTCGTTGTGCCCCCTGCCGACCAAGGATCAAGAGGGTCGCTTGCATGACCTTGATGCGGCGATGAAGCTGCACGAGCTGGTCGGTCGTCTCGGCCAGTTGCTCCGCGTAGCTCACGAGCGCGGCCCGATCATCATGGATCGAGTTGCGCACCGCACACGCATCGATGTGAGCACGCTCGGCTGCAACGGCTTCCTGTTCGAGCTGGGTCGCGAGCGGATCTTCCTTCGGCTCGGCGTGGGTCCTCACGTAATCGATGTCGCCCACGAGCCGCTGCATCTCCATGGTCAAGAAGTGGTATCGCTCTTGCCGCACGCGTAGCTCCTCGCGTGCTTGTCGGTTCTCTTCGAGCGCGTAGCGCGCAAGGTTGCGTGCCTTCTCGGCCGCATCATACGCGTTGAGCGCGTCAGCCGCCTTGCGCACGTTGACGGTACGCTCCTGGTTCATCGCTTCGGTGTCCGGGCACGTGTGCCCATCGAGCGGGCACAACCCATCGAAGCGTCCCTTCGCCAACTTGCACAGCGATGCATGCGAGGCACCGAGCTTGCTGGCCGCGTCGCCCTTCGTTTCGAAGTCCCGCTGCAACCGCTCACAGTCAGTCTCCAAGCGCACCTTGATCAAGTCACCCCTGGTCACGTCGAGTGCATCGCGCTCATCACGCAAGCCCACCACACGGTCTGCGTTACGCTTGGCACTGACCCACCGTTCCGTCTCCGTGCTGGTCAGCTTGCCCCGTTCAACGGCTGCCGCGCGGGCCCGCTTCGATGCGGCCGCCGTGTCGGCCACTGCTTGCGTGCAATCATGTTCGATCGCTGCAAGTTCGGCCATCACCTCGGGCGTCAACGTGGGCGCATCTTCGAGGTACCTCGCGATGGTCTTCGCGATCAACCGCTCCACCGCATCGCGTCGTTCGATCAACTTGGTCTCGTCGTTGAACGCGAGACCGACCTGACGCAACATCGACGCTTCGGCACGCCGGAGCGGTTCGAGCCGGAGCCACCCGTTGATGATGGTCATCCGCTCGGCCGGTTTGGCCGTCACGAACCGGGCCGCTTGCTTCTGCTCGACCCAGCACGTGGCATCGAAGTCGGTGGCACCGAGACCCAGCACGCGATCGAGATGGTCCTGTGCAACGTCGCCGATCAGAAGCTGGCCCGCTTGTGTTCGCACTGCTAGGCGCGTGGCACCGTCGCGGCCCTTCAATGGGGCATCGAACCACCACGCCTCGCTCGATGCATCCTTGCCCCGCCTGCGCTCAACCACGGTACCATCGGACAGCAGCACACCAACGCCACCCTCCTGCTCGCCACGTGTGATCCAACCGTCCTCGGTTGGCTTGTCGTGGGTCCCGTACAGCACGAACCGAATCGCATCGAGTAGGCCAGTCTTCCCGGACCAGTTCGAGGCAAGCGGGTTGTCGTGCTTGCGCGCCGTGATCCCATACACGGTCGGACCCAACACGATCTGATGCGACCCACGGAACCGACACCAGTTCAAGAGTCGTAGCTCAACGATGTGCATCGCTCTCTCCCATCACCGCGCGGCGGATATTCCTTAGCGATTGGGACAGCGTCTGCGGCTGCGTCCCGTTCGCGCTGGAGCGTGGCAGCGTCTCGTTCCTCCCTCAGCTTGCCTTCCCATTCCTCTGCTATGGCCCGCCAGCGGTCGCGCTCCGCCCGCGCAGCGTCCCGCTCCTCTCGCATCTTGTCTGCCTGCATCGCTGCCGCGTTGCCAACGGTACGCGCCACTTCCAGCTTTGCCTCCAACACTTCCGCGATCGAGCGAACCTCGTCCCGCTCCCGACGATACCGCTTCGCAGCCCGCTTCCACACATGAGCGGTCACCTTCCAAATGCGCTTCCTCATATGCCCTCCTCACACAACGCACGTTCGACCATCTCGCGTAGCTCGTCACGCTCGAACCCGTCGCAGTGCGCCTCCTTGATCATGGCCGCCACGACCGCACGCACGGTCGGCACGACGGGCTCCGCTTGCGTCCGAGCCGCGATAGTCTTGACCCGTGGTGCGGCCCGCACGTTGACACCCACGGCGCCAGCATCGAGCAACCGTTGCTTCAGTGCAAGCACGTCGGCCATCGTCATCTCGGGCGTGGGAACCAACCAGACCAGCGCACCGCGCACGTCATCATGCTTGAACGAATCCGCATCAAGCGTGACCAGCCGCGTGCTCTTGACCGGCACGCGCTCCATGGTCGCGGTCCGTTGCTGCGCGTTCTCCTTGGTCCTGTCACTCACCAACCGCAAGTCGCTTCGAAGCCGTCGCATCGCGACCTCCTTCGTTGTTCTGTAGGGATCATGGCACGCTAGGTCGGAACCGTAGCGCGATCAGAAGTCGATGAGCAAAAAACCTGTGTCGTTTGCAGCTTCGTCGAGCCGATGTCGCACCAACGAGCCCACCACATGGACGCCATCGAACGTCTGTGGTGCGTGGTAGTGACCGCTCGCGATCGTGGCTCCCATCGACAAACGAATCGCACGCGTTGGCAGGAACACATCGCGGCCCCGCGCCATGTTGGTCGTCTCGCTGCCTGGTCCGATGCCTTCGATCATCAAGTGCGAGATGACCAGCACGGGATCGCTCCCGACCACGGGCGCCATGGTGCGGATGACCTCCTCGGGATCGTACGACTGTGATCGCGCCACGTACGGGAGCGCGATCAACCACCCGCCACCATCACCACAGATGTGCTCGATGCTCGGTTGCGCGTACACTGCGATGGTCGAGTCGAATGGTCCGTTCGGCGGCTCCCGGATCAATTCGTTCAAGGGCATGAGCGCGCTCATCACGTGCGAGCCCGTGCCGTCTTCGACCACGTCGTGGTTGCCCACGAGCCACCTCGACTGGATCCCATGCACGGCCAACGACACCGCTGCCCTCGATGCTTCCTGCGCAGCGGCATGGGCGCACACCGAATCGGGATCGCACAGGTCACCCAAGAACAGGACCGCATCGGCGCGCTTCGTGATGGCCGCATTGACCACGGTGTCGAAGCACGCCGCGATCTCCTTGAAACGCGGCACACCCGCCGTCACCGAGTCCAGGTGCGCATCGCTGAACAGCAGAAACCGGCGGCTCACTTGCCACCCACCATGCCGGCAACCACGGCGTTCATCCGTTCAAGGATCGAGCTACGATGTCGCGCCATCATCTCGCCAATGATGTTGTTGAGATGGTTGCGCACGAAGTCGTCGATCACACGCGCCGTGGTCAGCTTCGCAACCGTGGCCGCCACCGTCGCATCAAGCTCGGCCACACGCTTCTCGATCAACTTGTTCGCCTGCACTTGCATCACGCACCACCTTTCACACCCGCCGCTCGTGCGGCCGTCTCGATCTCACGCGCAAGGGCAGGGTCCTCGCGCAGCTTCCGAACCGCGTTGTTCAACCCCTGCCCGAGCTTGGTCTTGCCGTAGTAGATCCAGCTCCCACTCGGCGAGCAAACGTCCAACTCCAGCGCAAGCTCGATCGCATCGCGCTCACGATCGAAGCCAGCCGGCCCCTCGGTCCCGTTGCTGGTGTGGAACGAACAACGCGGTCTCGCAAACGAACTCGCAACCTTGTACTCGACCTTGGTCTTGCGTTGCTCGATCGTGTGGCGCTCACCAATGATCGGCGTCTTGTCATCGCCCATGCGCACCCACCCATCGCGGGTCACACGCAGCGCAACGCTCGACTCGTAGAACGCCGACTTCCCACCCTGCACATGGAAGTCCTCACCGAAGATGCCGGCGTCCACGTTCTCACTCTCGCGTGCGACCACGATCATGGCCGTGCCGGTCTGCGCAAGCATCGGGATCACTTCGTCGAACCAAGCCGCGTTCATGGCAGCCTTGATCATGGCAGCCCGACCACCAGCACCATCGACCCCACGCTTGGCCTGCTTGCGTCCGCGACGACCCGCAACCTCGGTGTCGTCCTGCTCGGCACCCTTCATCAACTTGGTGAGCAAGTCTTTCGGCACGAGCTTGCGCAAGCTGTCGACCACCACGAGCCCGCTCGTTGCTGGGTCGAGGTCGCCTTTCTCTTTCGCGTTGCCGATCACGTGGCAGAAGTCGCGCACGGCGTCCACGGTCTGCTCGTAGTTGTCGGGTCGCAACGCACGGAAGCCTGGGTGTGCTGCAAGCCCCGCCATCATGGTCCCGATCCACTTAGCTGGCGTCGCAAACTCGGCGTCCACGTACGCGTAGAAGTGACCGGCTTCAAGGAACGACCGACCGATGCCATGGAGCAACACGGTATTGTGGGTAACAACGAAGTCCTCCGTCACATATAGATGCGACGGATGTTCGATCATGATGCACACCGCTTCGCTCACGCGCGACTGCGCAATACTCACAATCGTACGCCGATAGGTATGCACACCCCGACCCTTCCACCGAGCCAGATGCTTCGCAGACGAAACTGGCACCACTCCCCGTGGCGCATAGATGCGCAAGCGCATCGACGGTCTACCCTTCAAACGCTCACCTTTGTATGTGTATCGAGTGCGACGTGTTTCGGCCGAAACAACCCACCCCAACGAACGAGCAAGGTCCACAACTTGATCGGCCAATTTGAAGGATGAAGTCGAATATTCAACCGCACAACCATCCTTCACCACCGATCCATCTGTGTCGATCAACCCCAACAGGATTGAGGTTCGTTCCTCCACCGATGCACGCATGTAGAGTTCGGGTATGAACTTCTCCCATGAGTGCAAACCCATCAGATCGAGCTTGCGCAGTTCCTTCGTAAGCGCACCGCCGACGATGCTGATGGAACACGCAGCCGGATCGATGCAACCGAAGTGATCGTCACCAGGCAGGAGTGCTCGGACGCGCTCACACAAATCCTCCTCCGGATTGTGGAAGCGTGGTGTCGAATTGGTGAAGCCACCATCCCCCAACAACAACCCAAGCAAGTAGGGTTCAATCGGTAGCTCACCAATCGACTCGAACTGGACAGGTCCGCAAGTTGGAATTTCGTGCTCACGCGGTTTGAAGTTGACCATGATCGAACGCAGGTTCTTCACAGTACCGAAACCATCAGCGCCGATCCTGATGCGCCGTCGTTCCGGTCTAGGCCCGCGCACGAAGCATCCGCGTACCCGCTCATTCCGTGTGCAAGTCAACCACAAGTGTTCGTCACAACACTCCGTCGCAGACCCATCGCTGAACACCACACGGTAAAGCTGCAACTTGCCTCTCGGAAACACACCAGTCACCCTCGTTGGTGAACCATCACCGGCGATGACTTCATCACCAACAACCAGATCGCCCATCCTGCGCCAACCATGCGGTGTCAGAACTGGTGTGTCGATACCTTGCGCCTTCCCTTCGTTCGATGGACCGTGCACCAACCCGAACCGTTCGATCGGCCATCCGTTCACTTGGAGCATCACATCAAGCTGGGGGAAGATGGTCGGCACGGCACGGATCGGTGTGAGCACTTCACCGGCCGGCCGCCATTGCGCGAACGACGCAGCCACCCGCTCCATCTGAGCTAGGTGCTCACGCGTGTTCGCCATCGAGGTCGACATGGGAGATCGATCTCCCGTCGGCTCGGGTGTCTTCACGCGCCGGCTCATCGCTTGCCACCGAACGGGATCGGGTCTTCGTTGTTCAGCTTGGCACTCGAACGCGAACGCCGAGCCGGGCGCGCCGGTTCAGGCTTCGTCGACACCCATCCTTCACCTGTCATCTCGTGGATCGTTGCGCACTTCGGACAGATGAAACGCGGCCCACCTTCGAGCGGCACCTGCGTCTTGCACTCGTTGCATGGCCGCGAGACCAGCACACCACTGTTGTCGTAACACGCGCCGCAATGCGGGCACGTGAAGTCGGTGCCCTTCAAGACACCACCGCAATGGTCGCACTCGAACTCCCCTTCGTCAGCCACCGGCGGTTTATCCAACACGGACCCGGTCGGGATGGCGTTGGTGCTGACGTGCCGTCCTGCGTCGGGCAGCGTCGCGACCGTCTTCAAGATGTCAGGCACGGTCGCGCGGATCGACGCGTTCGGTGCACTCGCGTTGACGGATCGGATCGCTTCGGTCAGCGGGTTGTCATCAGGTTCGAAGGGCGGCTTGTCGTCGTCCGCTCCTTCGTCCTCTTCATCGTCACCGAACGATTCGAAGATCTCATCGAACGGTAGCTTGATCACCGCGCTGCGCTCCATGTCGGCACGCAATTGCTTCGCGTTGCCGGGCCGCATGTGACGATCAAGGTCGGGTGCTGGTCCCTCGATCAGTTCCTTGATCTCGTCTGTCAACGGCGGCTCGCCATCGGTGAGCGCGACCACGCGATATTTGTCAGAGAACGTCTCGTTCTCGTCGTACTGCCACAGGAACGGGTACGGCGTGCGGAGCGGATTGCCGAGCAGCCGACCTCGGTCGCCACCGCCACGTCGATCGATCTCATCACGGATCGCGCGCTGCATCTTCTGCCCCAGCGCTTCCCGCTCGTCTGCGATCTGCACACCGTTCTCCGGGTGCGCGTTATCCACGATCGCGAACGTGTACCCACACCGCGCCTTCGTGTTCTCCTTCCACGCATCGTTGAACCGCACGCCATGCTTGCGACACTCAGCCTGCACACGCTCGGGCAACGCGCCCTTCCCATCGGTTCGGAACGCGTTGTAAAGACCACCAGCGGTCAGCACCACATCGAAGCGATCAGAGCTGCCCTTGAACTTGAACACGGGATCCCACAAGTGCAGCTCACCCGTCGCCACCATCGCGCGCACGACCTCGATGAGCTTGCACAGCGGGCAGCGTTCGGGAGGCGTCTCGCGCGAGTCACGCTCATCGCGGAAGTTCTGGCGCTTCAAAACAGCTTCGGTCTCGTGGCAGTTCCACGAGCCGGCCCAAACTTCGATCCGCTTCTCACCCGTCTCGCGATCCTTCAACTCGACGACGCGGGGCCAACCATGCGCCCACTTCGCGATGAAGCCGGCTTCTTTGTTGAGCCACACGATCGCCTTGCCGTTCTCCTTCCACTTGCGGAAGTAGGCGGTCCCGCCTCCCCCACCGCTTGCCGTGTGATCGAGAAATGCATCGATGTCCATCGCGTACTTGTTGCCATCACTCATCGTCGAACTCCTTTGCGCCCATCTCGGTTGGTGTGTGAGGGCGCATCTACATCATGGCACAGTCGCCACGTTTCACAACGACCTAAGACCAGACCGTTTTATCAAGTCCGACCGCGAGCCACTTCGACATGGCACTGACGAAGAACACGACCCGGCACCGGTCAGCCATGCACAGCGAGGTCATGTCGACGCCGCAGAACCCGCCGCCACACTCGTCCGTATCATCGAAGCTCGCAGCGATCGCATCACCGAGGGTGCGCTTGTCTCGTGGTCGCCCGCGCTTGGTCAACGTCACGACGCCGCTCATGTTCTTGGTCTCCATTCGATGCATCCGAACCCTTCCCGCGTGAGCAACGAAGCCTCGCTCGGGCCCACACACGTTACGTCGAGCGCCATCAAGTGCGACGGCTCTTCGTTGAACCAGTCCACCCGCCGAGCCGCACCACAACGACCCCAGCCTTCGAGCGGGTCCGGTGGCATGACGTCGAACGGTTGCCACCTACCGCACGACCGACACAGCTTGATCACCATCGCTCACCTCTCCAACCATTGATCAAAAATGAAAGCGCGTTCAACCACGCATCATCGATCAACCGGCGCTCCTCTCGACGCAATGCCAGCTCGAATCGCACACGCACGAAGTAGGCTTCACTAAGCATGCGGTGCATCGCCTCATCGCTGATGGTCTCACTTCCCATCGAACATGGATCGGACATCGCGGGCCCGCTCCTTCCACGCATCAGCCAACTTGCCCATGTGTTCCACCATCAAGCGAGCACGGCTGCGTCGCATCTCAAGCGAACGCCACTCGTCGGGGAACATGGTCGCCATGCGGCTTTCCACATCGGCGTCCGTGATCTGCTTGCTCCGCTGACCCGCATCCTTCTCGGATTGGAGCGCGGCTGTCGCTTGCGACCTCATGTCGACCGACAGCACGATCGCATCGGACTCGAACCGGCGCACGGTCTCCTTGGCCGAGATGTAGAGTTGATGCGCCGAACGGGCGAGCTCCTCGACAGCGTCCAGCTCGTCGAAGAGAAGCGTCCGGGTCTGCGCGTGCGCCGGCACCGGGAGCTGCAACCGCTTGACCAGCGCCTCAAACGTGGTCCACGGATCGACCGTGAACACATGCTCCACGATGCGCTCGTAGCCCGGTCCCAGCACAAGCTCGTCGAGTCGGCGCGCAACCTGCTCCCGTTGCTGGCGCCGGTACGCTTCGGCATCGATGGGATCCACGGGAGATCGATCTCCCGTGTTGGTCGCCGTCGCGGGTGTCGTTGCAACCGTCGGTGCCGCCGCCGTCGCGGGTGTCGTTGCCTTGGTTCGACGGGGCCGCTTGGGTGGCTCGACGATCGGCGGTCCCATCACAGCAGCCTGCACCGCTGCCTCCGTTGCGACCGACAGCGCAGGTGCCTCTTGAACAGGCTCCACTTGCGCCGTGGGTGTGCTTACGACCGGGGCCGGCGCGGTCGATTCTAGGGCCGGTTGCGGGGCACTGGGCGCCACTTGCGCCGGCACGGCCGGATCGACCACGGGCTTCTCGGACGGGTTCCCGAACCCATGACCGTTCGGACACGTGACCCCGCTCGGGCACCAGAACTGCGCAAGCCCGCACTCCGGGCACGTCGTGCCGGTGAAGCCACTGCGTCCACTCTCACCCGGCGCGATCCCCCATGGGTCACCGGGCTCCTTCAAGATCGAGTCGTCCTTCGTTGCAGGCGGCCTACGCACGAACTCATCGCGCGGGTCCGGGGGCTCGGGCTCCGTTGCTTGTCGTAGTTCGGGCTCCGTTGCTTGTCGTTGATACTCACTTCGTCGTCTCATTCGAACAACCTCCCTTGCACCTTCGTTGCAGCTACCTTCCGCGCTTCTCGCTTGGCCGCATACAGCACACGGCGCGGTCGTGTCACGGCCCATCGGTTCCAGTCGAAGTCGGGGTACGCGGCAGCAAGCAACCGCTGCGTGGCCGGGTACACCATCTGTTCCCACACGTAGTGACGGTCACACTCGCCGGTCCAATCGCACGCCGGCACGATCGTGTTCTTGTCCGAGTCGAGTACGACGTATTCGATCTTCGTGCCCTCGCCAACGTCAGCACCACGCTTCTTCAACTCGCGAGCGACCCGCACGTGGGGCGGCTCGGCGGCCGGCGTGCCGTCCTGCTTCGTGCGAACGGTGTACGCACTGAGTGCCTTCGACAGTCGCTTCGCAATCTTGACGTCAGCGCACACGAGAGGCTCGGTCAAGATGCGCGCTTGCCACCGCTGCACGATCGGCACGAAGGCTTCGGCGCTGGGCGGGTCATCGCCACCCATCATCAACTGGATGACCTCGCCTTGCAGTTCACGAGTCAACCGCGCCGCGTCGCCGCGCTTCCACTCCAGCCCCTTGACCTCAGGCTCGCTGTCCACCGTCGCACGCTTGCCCTTGTAGTGGCTGAACTTGCCGGCGTATTTCTTGGCCGCCACGAACACGATCCGGTCAAAGCCCTTCTCGAACTCCAGCTTAATCGTGTTGCGAGCGCAACCCTTCTCGCGCAGCAAGCGCGGATACAGCTCCGTGTTGCACAGCTCGACCACATGCGCGAACTCGGCTTCGTCAAGGTTGGTCACCATGCTCGAATCGGTGTTGTGCAACAGCACCCGCCCCATCCCATCGACGAACGTGTGCGCACCATCGACGCACAAGTCGTATACGAACTCGCCAGCAACGGGCCGTGTCGTGTGTTGCAACTCCACCCGATTCGGACGACGCAGGTTCAACGCATCCAAGCCGATCCGTGTCCGAATCGTCCACGACCCCTTCGATGCCCTGTAGTGAATCGCATGCTCGAACCCATGTTGATCGAGCACGTACGAAAGCCCGGCTGCAAGTTGCTGACTGATCGTCGTGTACAGCTCGACACCATTCGGCATGCGCGAACCGTCACCATCCACCAGAGACCCCCACAACACAGCGAAGTCTTCCGCGTTCAAGTCGTACACGAAATCAGGCAGTCGCTTCCCTCGTGACTTGTGACCACACAACGCGCTGAACAAACAAGGCAACATGGCCGCACCAGAACGCAAGTAGTGCACGTTCGATCCTGACGACCAAAGCGGACCGGTCAACTTCACCCCATCCGTAAACACGCCGATGTCTTTCGCAAGCGCGTCCAACCGTGCGCGCCCCTGCTGTGATAGCGAGAACACGAAACGAGACGTTGTCACTCCTTTCAACGAAGCACTACCCTCCGAGATATAAGCGCCCACGACACGAAGCAGTGCATGCAAAGATTCGGAGCCGCGCTCGTAGTACCGTTGCACCGATGAGTGAGTCGCGTTGTGGAATCCAGTCAGTGCGGCGCGATCGGCATCGAGCGCTTCGAACCTGTTGACGATCCGCTCACCCTTCCACCTACCGAGTCCCTCACGGACCAAACAGAACGAACCGGTGTAGTCCAGTAGGTCGAAACGCGAAACGTCCCGCCCTCGTTGCGCGCGCACCTTGTTGAGCAATGCACCCGACTCGACGAACTCGGTTGGCTTCATCTGCGTGTTGCCAACCATCAACGAATGATCGTCGGTCACCTCCACTTGCCCGTCCTTCGTCTCGATACGGTGCAGGAAGCCCGACCCATGGTGTCGCACCACGTGTCGAAGTGGGAACCAACCATCGCGTCCTTGTTCGTCGCGAGCAAGGGCAGACCACCCTTCGAACGTCACGAACTCCTTCCCACGCGCTTTCACAACAACCTTGCCAAGCTCGAACAGTTCGGCCACCGGGAGAATCGAAGTTCGACCATCGGGTCTGCGCACGACAACGGTCCGATCCATCGCAATGCTGTCTCCGTACCCGACGAATGCGCCGTGCTGTTCGAAGAACGCGATCGTTTCCTTCGCGAGCCACACGCCACCCTGCGACGTTGACTCAGCCACCTCGCGCAAGAAGAACCGACTCATCGGGGAGCCCGTCACGCCGTAGAAGCTGTTCCGCGCGATCTTGTACGCGTCGGCCTTGCGGTCAGCCGCGTTCCACTCCGGTGTGCCTGGGGGCAACGTGGCCTTGAGCTTCTGCCACTTCGCACGAAGCTCACCAAGCGCATCGACCGCGATGGGCAAGATCCCCTTCGGCTCGTTCGCAAACACGTGACCCAGCAACGGCACCTCGCAGTGACCAGGCGGGAGCGGGAAGCGCTTGCGCGGTACATGCATGAGATAGCTCGGCCGCGTGTCGCTCTCGATCAGCTTGATGTCGGGCCGATGTGTTTCCGGACTCAGGTTCCACGTCGTGATGATGCTTGGGTACATGCCCGCGAAGTCAGCGACCTGCACGTTGCGCGCGTAGCCCTTCCACTTCGGTTGCATCACGAACGCGCCCGCGAACGCATCATACTCACCGAACTCGAACTGGGATCGGAAGTGCATGCACCGCTCCTTGCCCAGCCTGAACAGGAAGCCTTCGACCTGTCCCATCGGCGAGATCCCGTGCGTGTCGGGTAGCACGTCGGTCGCTTCGACCAGCGTCTGGAACAACTCGATGTAGCCGGTCTTGTTCTCGATCAAGCGCATCAAGTCGGTGTCGCGTTGGCAGTAGTTGAGCAACCTCGCGCGGCCCTGTGGCCCCTCGCTCCAAAGTGCCCACGACATGGACCCATCGACGCCTTCACTCTTGCCACCGAGCCCGAGCGACCTGCCGATCGCATCGAGCGCCATGGACTGCTTCTCGGCGCCCGACTTGGCCGCGTGCGCGTTGAAGCGACGATACAGCTCCAAGTGATCGAGCCACAACCACTGGCGAGGCTCGACCGCGATGCGATGCAACTTCGATCGCTCCTCAACCATGGGTCTGTCGAAGCGGTCCAGGTTCCAGCCACGCACTTGATCGTACGGTGCCAGCACGGACCACAAGCGGAGCAGCAACGCGCGCTCGTCGGCGTCCGTGTCGTCTTCGAGCAAGCCCGCATCGGTGCGCGATCCATCCTCTGCGATCACGACCCACGCGAGCACACGAGCATCCTTGCGCTGACGGCTGAACGGCACGCGTGAGTCGGTCTCGATGTCGAGGTAGCACGCGCGAGGGCGAAGCACCTTCACGCCCGTGTCGGTCATGAAGCGGCGCACCGGACTGACGTCGGCTTCGTACGTGCGTACGTGGTGCTCTTCTTCGAGCCGGCGTGCGACCCTGACGTGGACCGGCGCGGCCCCTGGGTCGCTGCGGTCGTAGCGCCACCGGGTGCGCCACCACCCGCCAGGCTCGTGCACGGCGCCGATGCAATAGCGGGACGCACGAAGCGAACGAAGCAACGGCTCCGGTGTGTCGCCACCCAGGATGATGCAATGCTCGGCGGGTCGCTGTTCAAGCACGCGCTTGCCCGCCGCATCGCGACGCACCAGCACGATGGCACCGCCGCGCCAGAAGACATTGATGATCGGGGGAATCGTGGAGGGGTCAGCCATTGCCACCATCATGGCACGCTGACCCTATTCGGGACGGACGCGCTCGACGATCAGCAGAAGCTGGCCGTCCTTGTCCGTCGTGATCGAGTAGCGAATCTCAATCCCGTTCAGACACAGCTCGGTTCCAACGGGGTCCTCCGCGAGCCGCTTCGCACGCTTGGCCCCGTTGCGCCCAGCGACCTTCGCGTACAACTCGATGCGGGTGCGCTTCTTCTCGTGGGTGGTCGTGATGACCTCGCCCTTGGCTTTCTTGGTCGACTCGACACTGGCCTTGCTGGCCTTGCTCGTGTCCTTCTTCCCGGCGCCCGCACCGGAGCTACCACCGTTTGTGACTATAAGTTTTTTGACCTGCTTCGCGATCGCACTGAGCGGCTTCCCGCCTCGCGCCTCTTCGAGCAACGCCTCACGCTGCGCGGGGGCCACCTTCAGGATCTGGCCCAGCTTCGCCACGCCCACCTCGGCCACATCATTGACGCCGAAGCTGACCGAGATCTCCATGAGCGTGTAGCAGTAACGCGAGGTCAACTCCAACTCGTTCTCGCAGAAGGCGCCGAACCCACGGTAGCGCGGGTTCCCGGCCTCGTCGCGCACTTGCTTCCACAGGTCGCCCTCGAAGCACCGCAAGATCGCGCGCCCGAAGTGCCAGTGCGACATCACATGGAGACGCTTGGCTTCCCGCACACCATCGATCGCTTCTTCGATGGTACCCGTGGCAACGTCGGACGCACCAAGCTTGGCGCGCATCATCGACTCGACCGACGCATCATCGACAACAGCAAGCGCACCGACGGGAGATCGATCTCCCGTGTTGGTATCGGGGACAACACCCTTCTCGATCGCGACCGCATCGGCGATCGTGAGCTGTGCTTGCGAGCGCTTGCGCCCATTCCCCTTCGGCTTGGTGGCGCTAGTCACGATCACAACCGGCTCAGGTGCAGGCTCGGGCTCGGGCTCAGGCGTCGGTGCGGCCTTGCTCTTCTTGGCCTTCGGCTTCGGCTCGGTCTTCGGCTCGGTCTTCGGCTTGGCTTCCTTCTTCGCCTTCGGCTTGACGGGCTCCTCGGCAGGAAGCGAGTCATCGACACCCGTGGACCCACAATAGGGGCAGCACTCGTCATCGGACGAGCTGTCCCCACCGCACACGTCGCACATCACTTGGTGCGGCTCGGGCAGCGGCTGGCCCGGCACCGGGACCGGGATCCGCTCGTGCACGAAGGACTCGAACCGATCGACCAGCACCTCGGTCGGCGCACCGTCCACGGCGATCGAGTACTTCTCGCAGTATCGAACCAGTACGTCCCTCTCCACCAGCGTTTTGTCCAATGTCATCTCGCCCTCACTTCTTGCGTGTTGCACGCCGTTCCAACTTCGTCATCGCTGCTCGCACGTCACCATCATGGCACACACGAGCAAGAACCACGTCGACCAAATCGACCCCCGGCTCGTACCACACGGGCTCCCGATCCCACAACCCTTGCTCGACCGACAACGGGACCGGGTACCGTCCCGGCTCGCCGTTGCGGCGCCAGCTCGCATTGCGTTGCTGCTGGCACCACCGCTTCCCATGCGCGATCGAGCACCACACCACGTAGGTGTGCAACGGCACACCGCGCGACGGATCGAATTTGAGCGTTGCCCGCCATGCTTCAAGGAGCATCTCTTGCGCGATGTCTTCGACCCCAACGCCCGACGGGAGCGGCCAGATCCGGTACACGTACTGTGCGAGTCGTTCCCACTCGGTCCTCGTGTACCTCGCGAACGTGTCGAATGTGATCGCACCCGACCGCACTTGCGCCAGCAGGGCCGGGATCATCCGCCGTCCCGTGAGGTACTTCGGCCGCCTCACCGTGTGAACCGCCCGCGTGCATCACGTCCGGTGCGCGTGCACCGACACTCGTCGCCCCGCAATTTGGCAAGCTTGACTCCACCCTTGTCGAAAGCAATCTCACGCGAAGGCCAGCCACCACTGAAGGACAGCTCACCCTCACTCGAAAGGATCCGCCACTCCCACGTGCCGACCTGATAGCCGTCGGCACCGCAACTCTCATGCACGCTGAGTTCAAAAGTCTTCATCGATCCCTCCCCGATTCGCGGATGGCGGTCGCGAGCGTCTCGCGGTACGCCATCACGAACACATGTTGCTCGAACCCATCGGGCCGCTCGACCCTCGTCCGCAACAGCTCGTAGTCGCCGGGCAGCGGGTCCGCTTCGTTCACGAGCCAGTTGTCATCATCGTCGACCGTGTTGATCGGCACCACGCTCAGCAAGCCGGCCGCACACTCGCGGCCGCACTGGTCCGCAAGCGCGACCCGCTTGCACCGCGCACCCAACACGTCGACGTAGTCCGGGTCTGCTTCGCACCGCTCGACCAACGCGGGCACGTTGGCACCGAGCCACTCGCTCCAGTCGGTACCCATGCGGGCCGGTCAGCATGCGCTTGCACCGCATCGACCAGCGTGTGCTCCAGTCCGTGCTCGACCACGTCGGGGCGCACATCGCGGATCCAGTTCAAGATGTCCAACCGACTTGTGATGACCATCGATCCCTCCTTGCTCACGCAGCCTTGCGTGCATTCGTTTTGCCGAATCGGCGTTCAAGCATCACCCACGCCTGCGCGAGTTGAGCAAAAGACATCTCATCGATCTGCTTGTCACCCCTGGCCGTTTCATAATCGATCCGCAACTGATCCCATGCCTTCGCGAACTCATCCGAACCAGCACAAGCACGTTCCCTCACCGTCTCTCGAATCGCACGAATCCCCTTACCACGTGGTCCACCAACCGGCTTCGGCGGTGCACTGTGTTCCAACCGAAAGCGATTCAACGCCCGAACGCTCACACCACTCGTCGCCATCTTCAATGCTTGCTTCCGATGCGCGCTTGCCGTTTGGAGAACGACGTAAGCCTTCGCGGGGCCGATCTCCAACAACGTATCCGAATCAAACGCCACGACGACCCGCGTCAACACATTGATGTAGTTCCGACTCATATTCAGCTCGATCTGACAGAACGAACCAAACGACTTGTGCACCGGGTTCCCGTGTTCATCTACACGCTCGCGCCACAATTCGCCATCACGAATGACGCATACTATGCCAGCCATCTTCACCCACGAATCACGTTGAATGCGACGAAAGGCATGCACAGCACGATCGAGTTGATTCAGTTTCTTGTTGTTGCTCATCGTCGTTGTCCTCCTTGCTTCTGCGGTGCGAACCGGCGACCCCGACCACGACGAAGAGGTCACCGGCTCACATCGCAGGGGGAGCCCACCGGCTCCCCGCGCAACGTCAGGATGCGAGCGCGATGTAGGGCAGCGGCTTGGTGCTACTCACCAGCGAGCCGGCCGCCTCCTCCATGAGGGCACCAGCGAACGGGTCAGACTCGACCTCGTGCGCGTAGCGGGTCACGGCGTTGACCACGTTGGCCCGGGTCAACGTGTTGGTGCGGGTCTCGTCCATCGAGTACATGCGAGCGAACTGCTGGACCACCTCGGCACGCCGCTGGCCGTGCAGCGGGACCGGCACCAGATCGCGTTCGATGATCCCGTTGAAGAACCCCGGCAACGCTTCCTCAATCGGGATGGGCCCGTCCAGTTGCTCGGTCGTGATCGCGCGTGCGATGATGTCTTCCTTGGCGGCCTGACCCCACTTCTGGATGAAGGGACCAACGGCCCGCATCGCGTTCGCGAACATCCGACGAAACTCCTCGGCCAGCTTCGCCACGTTGCCGATGTGCCTGAGAGATCCGAACTTCATGGTCGCTTGATCGATCACGATGAGATTGAGGCAGAGGTTCTGGAAGAGAGCGGCCGAGACCTGCAACCCACCCCGGCCGGTGTCATCAGTGCGGACCCGCACGGCGGCCTTGAAGAACTCGCCCGCCACGTACTCACTCGCGTTGATGTCGCTGTGATAGACCAGCTCGAACTTCGCGCGGTGTCCGTCGTAGGCCACCGTCGCGTGAGCGTCGGCCG